TTATTTATATACATTATACTCTATCAAAAGATGATGGCTTTCGCCACTACCATCTTTGTAGAGCAATTCTATTGTTATCTCATAACCATTCTCCCCCAACGTCACATACATGTAACTGCCGGGGAGAACATTAGCATAGGGCACAAAACTACTCCATCTGTAATAGCTTCGGTCAGAAAGATCTATCTTCTTTCCTAACTCGAAGTTGTTTACTGTCAAATCGAAGCTAGTCTCTGTCTTTTCTCTATTACCCTTTTCAAAGGCATAACAAGAGAAGAAGGCAATACCGTCCTTAACATTGAACTCTGCCCATTTGCCATACACGTATGAAACGCCATCGCTGGTGAAGTCATAGCTGTAACTAGCTTTATTCTGCCAATCTTCTGCTGGTAGATAATCACTATCCCTCAACTTTCCTTCATACTCAACATCCAGTTTGTCCTTGTTATGACTACCGCTAGAATAGAGAAGATGAATAGCAACGCTTATACGATCTCCCTTTCTTGAAAGAATATAATAGCTGCCAGGCTCTATTTTAGAGCTTCCACCCTCATAGGAATAAGTCTGTCTGCCATCATTGAACGTTATGCTAGAATCATACTTATCGGTTGTTAAATCAACTTTCTCTCCATATATGTAGTTAACACAACTCAGATACAAACTCTTGCCTGGATGCTCAGAGTTCTCCAAAGCCAAGTTTACCCCAAAGTACTTATCGTTTGATGGAGCAGGTCTAACAGGATCCGTACACCAAGAATAACAAACGTCATACCTGGTATCATTCCAGGAAACAACATTTGTTTCCTCATCTGCATCATTCAGACTTTCCTTGCTGCATGAGCAAAGTAGGCATATAATGAGCATCAACATCAATTTAAAACCATTCTTCTTCATTTTCATTCATATTTAATGATTATACGCACGCCTAAAACCTTCCTTAATAGCCTCGGCAATTTCAAACTTATAGCCTTTTCCCTTGGCATTAATCTTCACCAGGTCATAGTGCCTATCAAATGGCAGATGATAAATCTTTTGGCCAGTATTATGATTCACATTACATTTGATGGCAGGAAACCTATCCATAGGCAATCGTCTTACCCTAATGCCTAGCAAATTGACGCATTTGATAGCTTCAGGAGACAAGTCACAAGTAATATAAAGCCAGGGTTCTACTTCCACACCTTTGATTTTATCTTCATTATCCAACTTCCATTGAACAAACGAGCCATATAATTGAAAAACTACATTTTCTCTTATTTGGCTACGTTCACTCCAATTTTTACATTGAACAATCAGAATCTTTCCTGTCCTTCGATGCGTAGCTATAATATCACGTCCACCATCCTCCAGTTTCTTATTTAAGCCTTCCTGAATAATGTCGTAATCTTCATTAAAAAGCTTGTAGGCACAATATATCTCGTAGTTGCGCCCTCTCTCCCAGTCTGACCATTTAGAACTATCAGAAATGTAGCGATCCACAGCCAACTGCTCTCTGCCTTGTTCTGTCATCTGAAAATATTCATTATCAGACAACCAGTTTCTAATATTACACCTCTTCTCTTCTTCATGCATATAATTGATATAAGCATCATCATCCTTAAATTTTCTCAATTCAGGATATATAGAAAGAAGATACTCAAACTTATATTGATATTTAAACAAAGAAGCAAGCTCCTCCACATTAGAATCAACATACATGTTCTTGTGTTCCAATGCATGAGCACGAAGATGGGCAACATAATCAAATGGATTCTTTGCATTAATCATCTGATCAAAATCATCTAATTTCTGCTCCAGATTCTCAATGTCAGATTTGGCGCATTCATACTTATAGTATAGTTCACTATAAATATATGCCTCCTCATCAAGCTCTTTATTTAGCTTAGCATTCAAATCCTGCAATTCATTTTTCTCGAAGTTCAAGCCATGGACAACAGTTTTCTGATTAGATAACTCTACAGTCTGCTTGTTAATCATTTTAAGCTTTGATTCAACATCTGATTCCAGTTGCCTTATCAAATCCACCTGCCTGGCATTCAGATCTGCCAATACCGATTTCTCCTTCTTAATCTTTTGCAATTCTTCTCCTTGCTGGGTAAAATCAGCCTTCCATCTTTCTATTTGATTTCGAAGCATATTAATAGTACTATTGAAGTATGTCATATCAGCAACAGGTTCATTCTTTTGGAATTTCCCCAGTAACAACACAACAATAACAACAACACATAGAACTACTATGATCAGCAATACACCATCCATTTCACTCAAATAGCTTTACTATCCTACATGTACCTGGCTTCTAGCTGAAAGCCCCTGAATCTCCCTCAGCACCTTATTTTCAGCCCTCAGAGCAATCACCTCCCGCTCCAGCTCATTCATGTCAACCACATTACTACTAGTCAAAGATGGAGTTTTCTTCTCAGAACTGAAAAATTCAGCTACATCAACACCAAGAACTTCGGCAAGATTCTCAACCGTGCTAACCTTCACATCAGCACCATTAAGAAGGTTATCCAGTGTAGTTCTGCTAACCTTCATCCTTGAAGCAATATCAATTTTGCTCAGTTTGTTGGACGTTATGATGTCCACTATTCTTTGCACATTCATATTAAAATCCTTTAAATGTTCAACAAAGTGGGTTAATTATTGCTAATAATACCCACTATATTATGCATATTTAAAAAGTTTATTGTACTTTTGCAGTGTAAAGTTAGTAAATAAATAAATAAGTACCAAATAAAATAGAAGAAAAATGAAGCAAAATAACAAAAAAGTTCCAGATGCTCCAGAAAGATACTTCGTTGGACCATTCCCGAAGCCCATTCCGGACATCACGAAAAGCTGCTCTTTTGCAGCCATGAATCAATGGGCTGGCATAAAGGAAAAGCTATTGGCAGAAGATCATGAGTATATCAATCTCTCCCACGTCTGGCATAAAACCAAAGATATGCCAGACTACATGGATGAACTCATAGTAGTTACTGGCAATGACTACAGTGACCCAAAAATTCTAGACTTGCAGTCTGAAACCATCAGCTACATTCATGAATGCATGGATAAGAGTGAAATCTGGAAAAGAGTCATTGATGAGCACCACATTTTCCACTGGGCATACTACTCATCCTTTGTACCTTTCCGTTTTTATAACTTTTAAAATATAACATTATGGCAAAAATAACTCACGTTAATTGGCATGCCGCAGAAGAAAAGTGTGGCAAGTTCCTTCAAAAGCATCAAGTATGCATTCTCCTGGGTATATCCGAGTCTGAATTAGACGAATACTACAAGAGTGGTCTTATTGCTACAGCGTTTGATGCTGAAAGAACAACCTTCGGCTTCCCTATTGCCGAAGTCAAATATTTCGCAGAGACACACCTCGGCATAAAGGACGGCTCCTACGAAGCAGGCAAGGAAGAAGCCAAGAACCAAGCCACCACCCAGCCTCCCATCGAAGACTTCTTCACCTCCACCTGCTCCACCATCACCCAGCGAATAGCCGATGCTCAGGCAATCGCAGAGAAAAATGGTAGCGAGTGTGCTCTATCCTATCTCATAGGATCCTTCGAAATCGCAAGTAGCAGCATCAAGAAATACATCCAAACCCAGCAGAAAGGAGGCAAATGATGATAGTCGAAAAGAAAAATGTAGAAGTAAGTATAGATGTTACCGTTGATGTAACGCCAGAAGATGTACTTAAGCAAATGACGGATGACGAGATAAAAAGCTACTATTTCAATAGATTTAAGCAAAATCTCGAAAAAGACCTTCTCTCAGAGAAGGAGATAAAAGATTGCCTGGTCACTATCTGTTTCAACAGATGCCCAAGAAATCTTGAACACGACAACGCAACAATCCGTAAGACCATCAACGAGATAATGGACCAAGTATTATATTAACACCAAAATAGAATAAAATGGCAAAAGAAAGAATACCCCTCAGATCACAGATCAGAGAACTGGAGCCAGGGAAATCAATCAGCTTTCCTATCCAGAGAATGCAGACGATAAAGACCACCTGCTACGATTTAGGCACCATCTACTGCCGCAAATTCAAGACCAAGCTCAATCGCCAGCAGGAGATCATCACAGTAACAAGAATCAAATAAAAACAATACAGTCATGAGCGCAACAGTACAAATACAGTTTGCCGACAAGATGCTATCCTTCGATACCTTCCTCTCAGCCATCAGAAACGTGGTAAAGGAAGAAATCTCCAAGGCATCAGGCAATCGCCCATTCATCACGCAGGCCAAGGCATACAAAGCCTACGGACGACAAAACGTACAGCGATGGGTAAGAGAAGGAAAAGTCAAGGTATTCGGACGAGGAAAAGACGGAAAGGTCACCCGCCACGAATTTAGAATCTCAGAGCTTGACGCATGCGCCAACAAGATTCAAGACTATCTTTCATAACAGAGTTCAAACACAGAGTTCAAACATCACAGCACATAAAATCCCTTCAAGCACATGAAAAAGTTCAAACTCATACTCTGCATCACCCTCTGGATCCTCATCCTCTGGGCATGCCTCCACAAGTTGGCCCAGGGCCTCCACGATGAAAATCTCATATCCCAGATGCCGCAGAGCACATACGATGAGATAGTAGATACCCTCACCATCCGCAACGGCTTCCACCCAAGCGAACATCAGGTAGTAACCTACTATTATGAGCGCATCAAAAAATAACCCGGCACATCGCAAGTGCATACCCTGCAAGCAGTCACGCCAATGCATCAACGGCAAGTACTGCCTAAAGCATAAGATGTACGTAGAACACATCGGCAAGTTGCCTTGCGAATAGAAGCCGCCCACATTATTATATATAAGAAGCAACATGGAATCAGAAATAACCAAAGCCCATCGCAAGGCACGCCAGCGAGAATACTACCGCAAACATCGTGATAAAATCCTCGCCCAGAGCCGCAAATACATCCAGGATCATCCCGAAAAGATAAAGGAATACCACAAGAATGCAGCCCGCAAGCGAGACAACGGCACAGGATATTACCAGCGGTACTACGCTCTCAACAAAGACAAACTCCTCGAATACGCAAAAAACTGGAGAAAACGGAACCCCGAAAAGGTGAAGGAATACCAGCAAAGGTACAACAGGAAGATGGCAGCAGAGAGACAGGAAAGAAGAGAAAGAGAAAGCCAAAACCAATCACAGCCAAACATCGCCAAGGCCAAATCCCTCTTCCGCAATCCAGCCCAGGCAGAACACCTGCAGTGGCTCCTCAATCACGCAGCCAGCAAGAAACAAGAAAGCATCCATCCAGATGCAGTAACATCATAAAACAACAAACATCAGGCAAGAGCAAGCTCCTCACGAGGCAGAATCAATTCAGTGTTTAACAAGCATTCAGCTATAACAGAAGGTGCGAAAAGGCGCACCCCATGTGGTTGTATGGTAACAACGCTTTTTATTATTAATCTGACCCCCCACGGAAAGACGTGAGCCTCCAGTGAAGCAAGCTCCAGCCCACAAACAGAAAGGAAGGTGTGATATGACATAAACCATTATCAACAATTAGTTAGAAGCGAAGATATGTTATGTATTAAATTATCCAAATCGGAATTTCAAAAGGATTTCCCACCGGGCGGGCAAACAGCCACGCCCGGTGATTTCCTCAAAGAAGAAAGAAAATACTATTATCCAAATAAATAAAGATGAAATCAGATGGCTACATATTGACCCCCGAACTGTTGCAGTGGAAATACTTCCACCGCCCGGTTGTCGTGCAGGTGCTCATCCATGTGCTCCTCGCCTCAACCCACAACGAGGCATCATCCGTAACCCTCTCCTATCGCGATCTCGCCCAGCAGCTCCACACCACCGTCAAGACCATCCGAGTGGCCATCGACACGCTCATAGCCGAGCACATCATCACAAAATGCTCAGCACCACGAGCCTCAACAATGGTGTACATCAACAGTTCACACCCCCTCTCCCATTGCATTATCCCATGGCAAAACGATGTAAGGGCACAAGATAGGGCACAGATAGGGGCACACTCCAGGGCACAGAGAAAACCACGGCAAACACCTGCAAGCCAGATAGTTCTAGTAGGTCAGCCACCCGACAAGGGCACAGATGGGGCACAGAGAAGGGCACAGCCAAGGGCACAGCAAAAACCAAGGGCACAAGCTACGGCACAGATAGGGGCACAGATTAACACTCCGCAAACCTCTATAAATCAAGAAGATGCAGAGCAATCAGCCACCACCAAGGGCACAAGTAAGGGCACAGGCAAGGGCACACTTGCGAGAAAAGGGAAGAAAGAAACGAAAGAAACGAAAGAAAACCTTTCCCCCGAACCCCCTATAAAAGAAAGAAAAGAAAGAAAAGAAAGAAGGCAAAAGAGTCCTCTCCCTCTCTCTCAAAAAAAAGAAAAAGAAAAAAAATCGGGACAGGACGAAAAGCAGATGGCAGAAGTCTTAAGACTCTTCAACCGAATATTCATCGGCACACCAGTCAAGACAGTCAGCAAGCTCACTCCCGAGCGCAAGCGCATGGTTGCCAAGTTCATTGCAGACTATTCCTTCGAGGATATAGAGCCATTGATGCGCAAGGCAAACGATTCAGATCTCTTGATGGGCAGAGAAGACGGAAGATGCTCAGTCTCGTTCAACTGGTTATTCACACCGGAAAAGTACGAGCAACTGCTAGAAGGCACCTTCGACAACCCAACCATCGAAGCCTCAGCAGGCAGAAAGTCATCAGCCAAGTCCCAAGCCGCCCAGTCCCAAGCCACCATGCCGCCACCTCCACCCCAGCCTCAGCATGAGGAAACAAGCGAAGAGATAGAGGCACGCCTGCAGCAGAAGGAAGAAGCCAAGCAAGCCAAGGAAAAGGCAGAAACCGAAGCCCTCCGCCAAAAGTACTACGACTGGATAGCAAAAGCAGCCGAAAATCCAGATGGCTCCATGGCCCGCATGGTCCGACAAGCCTACGATAACGGCACACTAGCCCAGCTAGGCATCGTCTGGAACCCAACAGTGGCAGAAGAAGAAAAATCGCTAGCCGACCTGGACGATCAGACACAAAGCTATCTCCAGTCCATCCTCAGCGATTGAACAGAGCAACAAGTAAAGTAACAAATTTAAAATTCATACGAATATGGACAGACAAAAATTAATCGACCGCATCTGCGGCAAAAAAACCGATTACACCAAGCCATCTTCCCCCAAGCAGAAGAAGATTCAGCGAGAAGGGCAGTTACAAATCGCCTGCGTAAAATGGTTCCGCATGCAGTACCCCGCATTCGCCACCCTCCTCTTCCATCCCAAGAACGAGGCAGAGTCCTACGGCAAGAAGATAGCCATCAATGCAGCAGCAGGCGTAGTACCGGGCGTTCCCGACCTCATCCTAGCCCTCCCATCAGCCAGAGAACAAGACATCGGAGATCTCAGCCCCCACAAGGCCTACTATCACGCCCTTGGCATAGAACTCAAATACGGCCACACCAATCAGCAGTCAGCCAAGCAGAAAGAGTTCCAGGCCTATTGGGAAGCAGCAGGCTACAAATACGTCCTCTGCCGCTCATTAGAGGAAGTGATGCAGCAAGTCACCACCTACATGCACCACGCCCCTCTATCCGCCAAGCAAGCCGTCAGCGTAGTCCACACCTCCGACCCCGCCACCGAGGCAAACATCAAGTTATTAAAGAAAATCATCAAAACCAAGAAGTAAGAAGCAAAATGAAAACAGAAGTAACATTCATCCTCTTCATGATTCTCATCTACGCCATAGTCCTCATCGCCTATCTGTGGATGAAAACAAGAAGCGAGAAGAAACGCTGCCAGAACTGCGCATTCTTCACCCTCAGAAAAGAGTCCAAGTCAGTAGGCACATGCAAGCAACACTCCAACTGCCACCTCAACTGGGAAGAAGCCTGCAAGCTCTGGAAGCACAAGTAAGATCATCAGGACAAAACAATTTAAATGTTAGAACAATGGCAAAACAAAGTGTACACACCTGCCTCAAAGGATTCATCAAGTCAGAATCCTTCGGCTACAACATGAAAGGCTACTTCAATTTTGGAGATAGAGAGCTTACAGATCATGAAGTACGCCTCCTGGTAAACTATGGAGTCTCAAAAGGCTATCGCTGCGAAGACGATATTCCAGGAAGCGAAGTAGAGAAAATCCTGAAGGAGCACGAGAACGACAAGATCCTCACCGTTCAAATCAAGAAAGAATGGTTCGACAAAATCGAATCAGGCGAGAAGACCGAGGAATACCGAGAGATAAAGTCATACTGGGTAAGACGTATCTTCAACGTCTCTAAAGGAAAAGTAGGAGCAGATACCATCGCTGTGGCTTTACAGAATAACGTCATCATAAGCAGAAAAGAGTTTTTCAAAGAGTATGGCAAAGCACTACCCCACGTTCTCTTCATCTGTGGCAGAAATAACCAAAGCCCTCGCATCGAAAAGGAGATAGTAAGCATCACCATCGGCAAGCCCCAAAAAGGCTTATGCCCAGACGAATGGCTAGACCAAGAGTTTTTCATCATCAAATTCAAGTAGCGTATGAATGTTAGCATAACAAAAGCAGAGTTCGATGCAATTATATTTTGCAAAGAACAGGTTGTTTCACAAATAGAAGCAGCTTCCGATGAAGATTTTGTCAATGAGGCAAATGAGGCATTTGATAAAATATATTCATTTGAAAAGAAATATTACAAAGCAGTTCAAAAATACAATAATCTGCTGGATGCCAAACAGGCAGTCAAAAAACTGCACCCTGAGCTTCATGGAAGAATGGCGGACAGATTGGTAAAGTTAACAGCGAAACAATTAAATGAAAATTTAAAATAATGAGAAATTTAGTAATTAATTGCAACGTATCGGTTAAAGATAGCTTTGATGAGGAAAAAGTCAAAGATGCTTTTATGAGACTGTTCATAGTTACGGTTAATTCCGATATAAAGATCAATGGATTTCGTATCAATGATATTGATGATTCGGTATTGGAGCAGATTCCACCATTAGCTAAAGAGCATCTTGGCTGGGAAGCACCTGATAGAAGCGAGATTCTTGCCATGGATAAAGATTATGTCTTAATGAGACAAGATACACTTGATAGACTTGTGGATTACACCCACTCACAACCTACCAGTTTATACTGTGGTAAGATGTGGAAAGCAAAATCACAAGAAGACAAGTGGATGTTCTGTTGGTGCAATCATTCTGTTGGAGGATATATAGATATTAATTATCGAGAAGTTTTAATATTCAAGTAATTATGGACAAAGAATTATTCAAGTTAATAGTAGGTCTTATCTTGACTGGTGTTTTCATCTATGCAGTGATAAATCATAGCGATCATATTGATATGAGTAAAACTCATCAGTATCAAGTGATAGATAAACGTGAAACAGTAGGAAGTCACTTTTCTATCTTCAACAAAGGCGTAAGAACAGATTATAACATCGTATTTAAAAGAACAGACAACAGCAGTATATTTTCGTGCAAAGATGTAGAATACGAAGTTTATATTCGCTATCAGTTGAATGGAAAATATGCCATAACAGAAGAAGAAATGCAACGCTTATCAAGAATTTACGATTCTGATTGCTACAAGTAACCCAGTTCGCCACCGTTCCCAGCGATTCTATCGCTGGTCCAAAAAAATATCAATTATGACAAAACAAGAATACGAAGAATTGCGTTCCACCATCGAGTATGTAGGAAAAAGCTACAACTCCATCGAAGAGCTCACCCAGGTCAGAGACCATGTAGAACAAGTAGAAGCATCCAACAACATTGCTATGCTCGAGAGCCCTGTAAAGCTAGCTATATTCATCCGTAGAACAGGCAGTGCAGCAGAAGAGTACATCACCCCGTATCTCGATGCAGAAACAACCCTCTACATCAAAAATGCCATTCTCCGAAGACTCAATGGCCGCATCGCATTCTTCAAAAAAGAGGTAGAAGATATTAATTACACCAAACGTAAAACAAAAAAGAAGTAATTATTATGGAAGTAACAACATTAAAGCAGTACATCGGTACTAAAAAGGTTAAGGCAGAACCTATGGTAAAATTTGCCGCAGTAGCCAAAGGATGGGCAAGAGCATCAAAGGAAGGCGACCAATATGCACCAGGCTACCACGTCCAATACATCAACCCAGATGGCAGCACCTACGATTCCTGGTCTCCTAAGGACGTGTTCGAGAAGTCATACCAGATAGCCGAAGACTTGAAAGATAGCCTCGCCATCGAACTCAAAGAGCTGGAAGTGCATCTTAGAGACTTAATTGACATCATAGAATCTCTCGGCTTCGGCAAAATAGCAGAAGCCTATGGTCCAGATCAGGCAGCATTGATGCTATCCCAGTATCATGGTATGAGCCTCTACCACAATGCCTTGAAATATCGCATTGAGCTGTTGAACGCTGCATCAAACGACAATTCTGATAAGAAGCAGTATCATAAGAATTTTGCTAAGAAGCAGTATCAGAAACAAAATACAGATTTATCAGACAACAAGTAGCATCATGAACAAAGTACAGAATGAAATCTCCAAGATCTCCCACGAAGAGCAGCAGCATCGCCTCGTCAAGAAAGCCATGCAGCACAATCGCCAGCTAGAGCAAGATGGCCGCCACAAGTGGGTACGCATAGGCACAGGAGTCAACAACCTCCACCAGCTATGCGAAGTCGATTCACAAGGCAACCTCCTCCCCAAGGAGCAGCAACGCCTCAGTAAAATCAAGGAAACATTAGGCATAAAGTAGTAACATGAGCGAAAAGTCAGCACTCGCATTCCGCAAACTCGTAGCAGCAATGCGAACCACCGAAAAAGAGTATTGGGCACATCGCGATAGAAAACTCCTCGAACAGTCCATAGAACTCGAAAAGCGGGTAGATGAAATCATCATGAAGGCAGATGGCAGTGACGTTCCACAGAACGACAACGGAACCTTCTTCCTCGAAGTAGCCCAGCTACGTGCAACCACGAAGCAATACTTCCACGAAAAGAAGAACCCAACACCCAATCAGGACACCATCAACCAGCTTTACAAGCAGATCAAGTCCTCAGAAGCCATCATCGACAAGATGATCATCAAGTTCCAGGACCAGCAAGCCCTGAAAGACGGCTACATCATCCAGTACCACGTCATGGAACGCTATTCCCACGCAGAAGTAGCACACTCCATCTACGATTCCACAGATGAACAGCTCGCCAAGATAGAACTCAATGACTATCGCCACCGCTCCACTCGTGGAGTCTTCTACTACATGGCAAAGAAATACGTAAAAGTAAACAAATAGTAGTAACAATTAAATTTTTAAGCATTATGGCAAACAAAACATCAGGCAAGCCTCAGCCAAAAGAGGCACCAAAGGCAGCAGCCAAGTCAAAGGAAACCTTCACAGGCATCGGCAATGGCTCATCCCTCCGTTCACGCACATCCACCTGGTTCGAGTGCAAGGTACGCTACATGAAGACCATGGAAGACGGCTCCGAGAAGACCGTCACCGAACTCTACACCGTAGATGCACTATCCTTCACCGAGGCAGAAGCCAGAATCCTCGAAAAAATGGCAGCCTATGTATCAGGCGAGTTGAAGATAGCCAACATCAACCCAGCCACATATTCCGAGATCTTCTTCTCCAATGTATCAGATGATGATCTCTGGTTCAAGGTCCGCCTCGCCTTCATCACCATCAACGAGAAGACCGAGAAGGAGAAGCGCACCTATCAAACCTATCTCGTGCAGTCAAAGTCCAGCGAGCGTGCCATGCGCTACGTAGATGAAATCATGGGTAAAACCATGATAGACTACGAGTTGAAGAGCCTCAGCGAGACCAATATCTTAGATGTCTTCGAGTATCGCGCCCCATCCAAGCCAAAGGAGCCAGCAGCCTCTAAAAAGGCCTCTGAGGATTCCGGCAAGAAAGCAGAAAAGTAAGTAACCATCATGCGCAATTTGGCTCCAAACAAGCCAAGTTGCGCTATTTATCACAACTTTTCCACCCAAAACGCATAATTTAGCACATTAATTCATTAGTTCAAAGAAACAATAACAAAATTTCAGAAACATGAAAAAGAAAATAAGAAAAATCATCTTCTATCTGCGCATCTGGTTCATCCAGCGCATGGGCTACAAGCTCCCGTCACTCCGAGAAGTCAGCCCAGTCATCCCAGGTCAGCTATACGACCACTTCGGCTACATCGTCCACACCAAGCATCGCACCGCCCAAAGCCAGGGCACCTGCTTCACCGAATTGGGCGAAATCCCAGAAAGATGCCTCTCCTGCGACCTCTACAAGAACAGCATACCATGCACCTTCAACCATCGCATGGCCAACGGCAAGGATATTTGCGATGATTACGAAATAGAAATCATCTGCAAGAACACAGGCAACATCTAACGTCACACATTATTAATAATATAGTATGAAAAAGAAATCAAATCTCAAACTCGATAAGAAGACAGGCCACCTGCTCTCCATTCCTTCCACCAAGGAAGTCCGGGAGAAAGTCAAGGCCGCCAGAGAGCAGCAAGCCGTCACCATCCACGAAACCGAGGCAGAAAAGAACTTCAACAAGGTTCAGAAAGTCATCGACCGCATGCACGCCAAGGCCAAGCTCCCCAACATCCTCACCATGATCCGCAGAAAATACCTGTCCACGGTATGCGTCATTAACAAGCCAGGCAAGCACAGAGAACTCCTCAGCGACAAGAAAGGCCGTTACGTCATGCTCTGCCATGCCAAGATGGCAAAGGTGTTCACCAATAACGTCTGCCTCATCGTCAAGATACAGAACTCCTACCATCGTGAAGAAGACACCCAGAATGCCGAAGGTCAGACCATCCCCGGCAAGGAAGTCTGGCAAGATGGATCCTGGAGCATCGTACCCTGCCGCATCAGCATGAGCAACCACACCACCATCCAGGAAGTCCGCCTCCGCCCATGGTTTTTCCTCCATCGCTACTGGTACGAAATCACCTTCGATGGTCATGTAGAGCCAGCCATGATGCTCCAAGACTACAATCTCAACCCCACAGTCAGCAAACAGCACTTCTGGGTAACTCGTGAATACGTCAAAGTCCGTAATCAGGATGCCGAAAACGATTACTTCCGCTTCTGGCTCCATAAACCTATCGATTATGCAGAACGAACATGAACTCATCATCCTCAATCGTCCACGCTCCTCCAAGCGTGGACTCACCATCCGCACCAATGGGCGCATCATCCTCCGCTCCCAGCCGTGCCAGCTCCTGGGCCTATCCGTAGGCGATAAGATAAGCTTCATCGTCATGGAAAGCCAGATGTATATCGTCAAGTCAGACACCATCCCCGATGGCATACCCCTCTCAGGCAGAGAAGGGCAGCTCCACGGCTGCAGCGTCAATACCATCAGGCAGCTCTTCGTCTATATCACCGATATTCCACCCATGGCCAAGTCAGTAGATTTGATAGTATCAGACCAGCTCACCACCCTCACCATCCATGGCAAGGAGTGCCCGGCATTAACGGTAGTCAACAGAGCAGACTCCAAGCACTGCCATTAGCCCCGGCTAAACGGCAGTGCCAACAACAACAATTATCAATAAATATCAATCATAAAAACAAAAAGAATTATGCAACAGTCAGTAAGATTCAAAGGCCTCAGCCTTACACCCGATGAAATGGCAGTAGAAAACGGAGCACTATCCCTTTGCGGCAACCTAGAGCTGCACGATGGTGCCCTGCGCCCATCCATCCTTACCGGAACACAAATCTCAGAAGCATTGCTAGTAGGCAGTACCAAAAGCATTGCCACCCTCCTCTATATCCACGAAACAGGCAATTACAAGCACTTCATCGCCCTCCAGTCCGATGCAGGAGCCAACACAGGTACAGAAGCCAATACCCCATCCCTCCATTGGTTCGATGAAGACGGCTCCTACATGAACCTCCTCCACACCTTCCCATCCGGAACCACCATCCAGTCCGTCAATTCCGTAGGCAACACCCTCATCATCTGCGCTTCCGATGGCATCCACTATGCCATCTTCCACCCAGATGCCACCTACGGCTCCTACCAGTACCTGGGGCAAAAGCCGCCATTCCTCCAGCTCAGCTTCTCCATCGATACCCAGAATCATTACGAAAACTACGACCTCGGAGGCATCGACAGCAAGAGCAGCAACCACGGCTTCCAGGATTGTTTCCAGCAAACCAGCCTCTCCTGTGCCGAAGCATTCAGCGTAGTAGCCAACGATAGTTTCAGCCTGGGCGAAATCTGTGCCAGCATCAAGGAAGAAAAGCAGTCAGATATAACCCAGAGCATCTACGCCCTGGTCAATCGCACCAACAACCTCATCGCCCGCAACGGCCGCTTCTATGCCAATTTCTTCGTGCGCTATTGCTACCGCATGTTCGATAACACCATGATCATGCACTCCTCCCCGGTCTTCATCCCTGTTCAGGTTCCCGATTCCTATGCCGTAGCCAGTGCCAACCTCACCTTCAATAGTTCCGAAGTCGTGGGCGATACCATCAAAGGCAAGATAAACATCAAGGACGAAGTAGCATTCTCACGCCAGGATGGCGATTTCCAGTCCTACGATATAAAAATCAACAAGGCAGCCTTCTACTATTACCCTCGCAACGTTTCCCTCCTCTATAGCTTAGTGGGCGAAATAGACGAATTGAAGAAGTGGAAAGACGTTATCAAGTCCATCGATGTCTTCATCACGCCACCCATCACCAATGTAGATACATCGCAGAAAATATCCTCACTCGCCATCTACAGCCCAAATTACGGTCTCGGCATCAGCGGCAGGGCAGATCACTACACCTACGCCAACAACCAGGATAAGATAGGTTACGTCCGGGTCAAGTTCCCAACCATATCAGCAGATGTGTACAAGAACAAACTCGCCAACGCCTCATCCTTCTACAAGGTAAGCTCCCTCAATGTCGAAGACCTTAAGGGCTGCAGCAGCACACCCCTTCCGGTAGATAAGCAGGCCATCTACGAAATCACCCTGCAGGAACAGATGAAAGACGATTACAAGTCCCACAACAGCCTCTTCTCATCAGGCAGCTACGTCTATAACCATCGTCTCAATCTCTATGGCATACACGAAAAGCTCTTCTCCGGCTTCAATCGCTACGTCATGTTCCCAAATTCTGAACTATTAAAAGGAGAATCAGGCGTAATCAACTACCATTATCTCATCAATAAGATAGTCACCGTTCTCAACACATCGTCAGGAACCAAATACGTAGAAGCCACCTGCAGCACCAGCGATAAGAATGTAGATGCCTACATGCTCGCCAATCTGGTCAAGTTCTACCCCGATTCCAGAGCCACACAGATGGTAATCTTCGCATTGAGGCAGGAAACCCAGGAGCAAGTCATCTTCTCCTTCCCCCTCACGCCATGCTCCGAAATCAACGGATCCATGCACATGGGCGATTTCACGAAAACAGAAGAGGAGTTCCTCGTCACCTCCTTCCCATACACGGCAGACACCCTGGTAGAACTCCCCAGCAAGCTCTACACCTCCGAGGCAGACAACCCCTTCCACTTCCCCCTCAACGCCATCAACACCGTAGGCATCGGCCATATCCAGGGCATAGCCTCCACCACTCGTGCCCTCAGTCAGGGCCAGTTCGGCCAATACCCCCTCATGGCATTCTCCACCGATGGCATCTGGGCACTCAACGTCTCCGCCTCCGGCACCTACAGCAGCATCCACCCCATCAGCCGTGAAGTCTGCTCCAATCCAGGCAGCATCACCCAACTCGATCAGTCCGTGGCATTCGTCACAAACCGCTCCCTCAGCCGCATAGCCGAGTCACAGGTAGTCTCCATGTCCGATATGCTCGATGGTCCATACTTCAACATCCCAGCCCACCTTGGCAAACTCGCCAACTTCTTTGCCGAAGCCGAAGACGATGCAGAAGATATAAAGACCATCAAGTCCCAGATGCGCCAGCTCATCAACTTCACAGAGCCGCCCATCGACTTCTTCCAGCATTGCAAGATCATCTACGATTACAAGAACTCCCGCATCCTCTGCCTCGATGTCAGCAACAAGGCCAAGTCAGCCTCAGCCGATACGGTAGCCCTCAGCTACAGCATCCGAGACCAGGCATGGAGCACCTTCCTCATCAAAAACGTGCTCACGGCCCTCAACTCCTACCCTCACCCCTACATCCAGTATCGTGACGGCAGAGTCGTGTGCCTAGACCAGGGCTACAACTACACCGACCCCGATGAAACCGAGTATGCCGGAATCCTCGTCACCCGCACCCTAAAGTTCGATGAAGATACCGCCCCCAACGCCATCACCGGGTTCATCCATTCGCTCACCAGCGATGTCACCCCAGTCATGTGGCTCTACGGCAGCCACGACAATCAGAATTGGCACTACCTGGGCCGCACCTCCGCCCCAAGGAGCCATTACCTGAGCAGCAAGAGCTACCGCTACTTCCGCCTAGCCCTCTACCTCTGGCTAGAAAGCAAAGATCAGTACTTCGCCACCCGCCTAGAAGTCATCCGTCGCTTCAACAAGTTCTAGCCAAAGCAAAAAAAAAGAAGAAAAGGAAGAAGAAGAGCAAAGAAGTCCCCCTCTAGCCCCCGTTCCCAGCGATTCCATCGCTGGTCCCCAAATAAAAAGAGCCTTCGCCCAAAAGCGAAGGCCCTTTTCATATCATAACCCTTAAGTAAAGCTAGGTCGTCTCATAGTATAATTATCCCTGCTCAGCAAGTCACTCTGCACATTCTTATAGTCAGCCGTCACGTTAGCCGCATACTTCTGCGCAGCATCCGAATACTGATCCGCCAGAAACTGGCTCATCACATAGTCCACCATATACCTGTGCATGTGGTTTTTCAGCGCATCCGTCACCGCGATATTCCAGTTCGGAATCTCCAGGTTCAGCGTCACGGTCTCATAGATACTCTCCTCACGCTCCTGCCCCTTCTTGTTCACGGTGCTGGTAGTCTCAGTCTCCTCGCCATCAACGATAGTAGTCACCACCTCCGTCCAAGTACCATTACCATTATCCGTGTAGCTAAACCTCTTCACACCCTTCACCAGTCGCTCCAGGTTATTGTTATCCTCCACACGTCCGGTAGTCAGATACCTCTGAGCCGCCACCTTAAGATTACCAATCGCCTCAGTGACGGCACGGTTAATAATACTACGAGTCTCATCAGCATCAGGGCTAGCGATATTCGCCCGGATATCCGCCTGCGCCTCATCCACCAAAGTCTGGCTCACAGCAAAGCATCGGGCAAGCACATCATTACAAACCTCACCCATGCTAAAATCCAATCTCACCAATTTCTTATTCATATAATAACAGTTTAAAATAAAACACTAAACAAAATCCAGGGTCGCCACACCGCCACCCCAGTCAACACGATCCTCATGAAAATGCTGCGACACAAAGTCCCTGTTGCGCTCAGAAGCCAGAACACCACCCCCGGCATCCTTCACTACCCGGTCACCAAATCTCGCTCCAACGCCAGCAGAAGCCTCAGTCTTAGCCTCGCCATCAGCAGCCCTAGCCTCAACGCCAGAAGCAGCCTCAACCTTAGCCTCAGCATCAGCAGCCCTAGCCTCAGTAAAAGAAACGATTTCAACCTTAGCCTCAGCATCAATACCCCTAGCATCAACGCCAAAACCAGCCTCCACCTTAGCCTCGCCATCAGCACCTCTGGCTCCAACACCAGCACCACCCACCACCTTCCTCTCCATATCAGCAACCCTAGCCTCAACACCCCTAGCCTCAGCAATCTCCTTCGAGTCCTCATCCTCATGCCTAGCCACTTCCTTAAAGCAGAAATTCTTCTTAAGCAAAATCTCCTTGATGTCATCAAGATCTTTAACACCCATGCCAGCATAGTCAGTAGTCTTAATATCCGGGAAATCACTCAGCCATCCAGCCACCATAGCATGAGCCAGATAGTTCTGCACCAGGTTCGAGAGCACACCGCTCAGTCTCGGAGGCCAGTTACTCATCGTCCTGATAGAGATAGAAAAGTCATCAGCCTGCGCCTGAAGGTCAAAAAGCCCGCTAGTTTCACTCGTAAACCTCGCCAGGAAGTTCTCCAAGTCAGTTATCGCCTCCCTATAGTGAATATCCAGCACAGGCTCCTCACTGTCACTAGCCCAAATCGTCTGAAAATCCACCTCCGGGTTATGCTTCGCAATAGTGGCAGAAATACCCTCCACCAGTCCCATCACGCTCTTCTTGATAATATTAATTGTAATTGTTTTCATTCTTGAATTTCTTTCTGTGCCACCGCCACACGGCAATAGCAACCATTACCAATACCAGGCCAATAATAGCCCCCATAGCCAATTTTCCCAAAGTCATATACCTCTGCTCATTTCTAGTCAGTTCCCTGCCCAGAACACGGATAGAATCCTCCTGTAGCCTAATCAGCGAATCCTTCTGCAGAACAAGCAGCTGCTGCCTCTCCACCTCCTTATTCACCACATAAAGAGAATCCTCCAGCCTAGTCACCTCCCTCGACTCCTTGTTGGAAATCACCTCATGCCAACTCTCCGTCTTGATAGGCTTCCCAGTGGCATCCACCATGGTCGAAGTACTGTCCTTCGTGTGCCGCGTCTCCCTAACCGAAGACTCCTTCTCCTGCGTCCTTACCTTCGCCATCTGCTCAAAGGCAGCCACAAACCGCTCCTGCCATTCCATCCCCACACCCTTGCTCACGCTGGTGTCCTTAATAAAATGATCCTGCGTCACGGTCTTTGTCTTGCAGCTCGTCAAAAACAGCATCGAGAAGTACGCCAGCCAAACAAACAGATAAAACACCCAATGTCTAGTCTTCATAAGCAAACCAATTAAAAGTTACAAAGCCTTCAAAGCCCTGGCAAGAAACTTCTTCCTGCTCACAAGCCCATTCGTGCCTCCGTTAATCTTCTTCGTAATTCTCACCACATTGTCCGCATCAGCCAGCTCATTAAGCCCATGCGTCTCCCAGAACCACATCGAAACATCCACGCAAAGCTCCGGATTCTCCAGCAGTTCCGGCTTCTCCAATACAGGCTGCATACAGTAAGCCTGATACTTCGAGTAGTTACTTCTTCCGGTCAGCTGAATAAAACCCCTACCCTTATACTTGGCACCATCACCCTTGTGCGTATTACCCAGCATCTTGCCCAGCTCACCCTTCTCATACTTCGCAAAGTAAGAATCCTTGCCAAGCTCATGAGTATAGATCAGTTCACCGCTCTCATGCGCTATCTGCGCCAGAAAGTGCGCCCATCTCAATCGGGTATCAATACCATACTTCTCAGCCAGCTCGTTGAAATAAGGCAGATATTTATCCACCCTGCTTTCAGCATTCGGCATGATCTTCAAAAACTGTTTTCTAGTTATTTCCTTCATTTTCCCCATTTTCTTTATTTTTATATTCCTGATAATTCTTAAAATATGGCAAGTCTTCAATAAACTTAGCCGAAAGAATGTAATACAGGAAATCCACCAGTTTATACCAGGTAGTTCCCTTCTTCAAGATACGCCTCCAGTTCTTCAGGATATTCGTCCCGAAGAAATAAGTCGTAGCCCAGCACACATATTGCACCGCACTCACCGATTTGTCCTCACAGTGAAGCCACCTGCCCAGAACAAAGATGCTCACCACGATCACAAAGAAGATAGCCGCCATCACAAAGCACATGCCAGCCTTCTTCCAGTCCCATTTCTCACCGTTAAACCTGGCAGCCACAAGCCCGAACACAAAGTTCAATCCCAGCAGCAGCAACATCGCATAGATAAAATCCAAGATGGGGCTTAGCATGGCAAGCACCGCCCCCACTGCCATCACAAAATAACTTCTAATATCATTCATACTATTTTTCCAGTTTCGCCCCCACAACATTATGAAGACAATGCAAATTTACACCATCATCCCCAAACCAATTTGATAAATAGCGAAACTTGAAACGAAAAAGAGAATACAAGCCCCATTTTCTGCCTGCATTCTCTTCTTCTGATAGTTTTCTTTTATATATCTCTAGGTCATTATGTAAATTCTACTCCACAAACAATAAACTATTAACTGTAAACCTAATTAAAGTACCCCCAGGCCTTACACGTCCCATAAGGGTTATCATCATCCCTCAGCCAGTTCACGGCAAGATCCACCATCCGGTCCATCATCTGCTCCTCGCTGTCCTCCGGGAACCATTTCTTCATCAGATTATAGTTGTCCGAATAGATCATGTTCAGCACCACGGCAAAATCCCACTGGTTGTATGGCCGAATCTCATCCTTCACAGTCTCATAGATCTCCTGAGTCTTATCCATGGTGTAGTAAGGAGCACGATGCTCTATCCCCTTACTGTCCTCAAACACCATCTTCTTGATTTGCACCTCAGCAAAGAAATCATTAAAGTGGCCGTTGCCCACCACCCCATAAATCTCCTTATAGAGTTCCAGGAGATCATCTTCCTCTGCGTGCTTCACTACAAACTTGCCAATAATCTTAGTCACCTTCGCCATCTGCTCAGGTGTGGCATCAGTCTGATATTTTGTAATAAGTTCCACTAAGTTCATACTATACCTGTTTTTGTGATTTAACAAACTTGAAAATCTCGTCCAACTTGTTTTCCATGTTGTCGAGTCGCTGGTTAGTTCTCTGCTGGTCACGAAACGAAGTGTCCAGTTCCGAGAGAAGTTGATCACAGTCCTTTACGGTCTGCTCGAAATCCGGCATCTTATTGATGATGTCGTTGGCTTGGTTCTTCAATGCGTTCACCTCATTGATGATACTCTCCTTGCTACAGGATATTACAAGGGTGTCGCTGTATGCTGTTTGCTCAGTATCTACAACCGAGTAGATAGACTGCTTGCCATCCTCAGTTTGCACGTTTACTTTCACGTTCCTTGCCCCATAATTCGGCATTCCAGGCATAGCAGCCATTACGTTCTGCTTGCCATTCTCAAAGTCAGGGCATGGATTGGCCGTCACCTTACCTTGTTTAAATTTTCTGCTGGCTCTATCAAATAGATAGATTGGAAATCCAGCCTTCAAATCTCTGAATATCATAATCGTATCGTTTTAAATGGATAATGCGAGGGAAACGATGGCTCATACACCATCCACCATTTCCCTCTATAATGATACTAAGCTGTAGTCAATGCTACGGTCAGACTGTCAAATATGCTTAGGCCTCTAGCCTTTCCGCATACCACATCGTTAGCCTTTTGCGTTCTGCCCACACTGGCGATAGTTACAGCCGTTGGCAGTGCTGTCTGCCCTTGGAAGGCTGCTACCCATCTTTCCGTGTAAATCAAAGGCTGCGCTCTCATCACGTTTCTGTTGCCTATTACAGGCGAAATGATGGAGATAGTTGCCACGATAGGCACAAACACCGTTGTGCCATTCAGGATAGGCTGCTCATAACTGTAGGTTATGCTTGCCTGTGGCTGCACGCTGCCATTCACGCAATAAGGTCTGCAAAGCTTCTCATTGTAAGTAGCTAAGACTGAAACTTGGTTGGCTACCAATGCTGTAGTAGCCAAGCCCACTGGAGAAATCTTGTTCATACCACTACGCTTCTGTTTCATTCTTTACTTTTTTTTACTGATAGCCACCTGCTACACCTGCGCCACATCCGCAACCGCCATTCATCAGATTGGCAAAGTAGATGTTCTGCTGCAACTGAGAGTTCTTAAACTTCAAGTCCTGAATCTCGTTTGCTTGCTCCTGGCTCCAATGGCCATTCAACGTGTCAATGATACGCTGAGTGTTTGAATTGCCAGCATTGATGATGTCACAAGTCTGTCGCTGAGTCTCATAGGCAACATTGCTGAAACCACGCTCAACACCAGTGCTAATGTAGTCAAAGTTACGCTGCATCGCTGATGTCAAGTCACAGAAACCCTTCTGTGTAGAATACTGGATGTCCTTCTGACCCAACTGATTTTCGTAACCCATCTTGATGATGTTCTGCTGCGTCTGGCAGCAGCAATCCTTAAGCGCAATTGTCATCTGCAAGTCACCCTGAGAAATCGCGCTGATTACTCGCTCTGCCGAGAATCCTACCTGACCGCCAAGCTGCTGGATGCCTGCCTGGATGCCACAAATAGAGTTCTGCAAGGCGTTGAAGTCACAGTTCAGATTGCTTGCCAGCATCTTAAGGTCGTTGCCGTTGCCCTGGATGGCTCCCATCAGCAAGTTGCTGTTCTGGTTATCTGCCATCTGGTTGCGCAAACTCTCAATTTGGCTCTGAATCTCTGCACGCTGCACATCTGCGCCATTGTCACGGTTGTTCCAGTTGTCGCCATACATCCACTTCATCACGCCCATCATCATCATGTAGGCAAATGGATTGTTCCACATGTCGGCATCGTCACGGTCTCGCATCATAGCCGCCATTGCCAAAGGATTGTTGTTGTCACGATTTGCCATCGCTCCAAGCAAACCACCCATCATTGCATCGTTGCAACAAGAGGTTGTCTTAATTACTTCTTCTGCCATAATTCCTAAAGAAATAAAAGTTGTACATTCTGTTTATACTCACATGTAATCGATTACGTGTGCAAAGATACGAGGAATTGGCAAGTCCTTTGACAACTCTGTCAAACATTCTTTTAGTGGCTGATTTCCAGAGATTTAAGGTGACATAGACCCATATCAAAAAAGAGAAGCCTCAGCAGCTTCTCTTCTTTAATATTAAATTCCCATTATAATTTTTACTATTTTATATACGATAACAAATAATATCACAAGTAGTATGAGTATTTTCAACCATTTAGGATCATCATCCATATATCCTTTCTTCATCATATATACGAAAGTTAAAATATACAGAACCGTTCCTAGCTTTACAAGAAATATCAAAATGTCCATAGCTATTTTCTTTTAAGTCTTTTCTTGATAAACTCCTTAACATCCCACTTCTTGAAGAAATGAGAATGGTCACCAGCGTTCCCCACGCTTTCCAGCTCCCCATCAGCGATAGCCCTTCTTAGGGTAGATTCGCTGATATGCGCCTCCTTCTTCACCTGCCCGGCAGTCATATAAGGATTCAGCATGAATGGAATCTGTTCACAAAGATTGTCCAAATCATCATCGCTCATTCCGCAAGCCGTAACCTTCTCCCCATTCTTCTGCTGCTCTGCAGCCTTGAAGCAAGCATCGCTCATCGCCTTCAACGCATTTCCCAGGGTCTCATAATTCAACATTTTTTTCATAATTCTCCAATTTTCTCTGATATTCTCCAAAAATCTCTATTATTCTCCTATTATCTCCAGCAATCTCTATGCGAAGAATTTTCTACCCATCTTCGTCTTATTGATAATCATATCAGAAAAGCCATAGAGATAAAACATACCTGTTACAATCATAACAGTATAGCAGGAGTCAACCATATCATTGGTAGTGTACCAGTTCCATTCCACAATATGTGCAGCATTAATGCCGAAGAAATAGAAGAAAGGAATACGATACCACCAGCACAAAAAGAAAAATCTACTAGCCAGAATTGTCACCATCGGAAGAATATAGACCATAAAATAAATGAAGAGATAACATGGCAAATTTTCTTCGTGAGGAACAAACATTTCTTTGGGATGCTGAGAAAAGTCCCAGATACCATAAGCGTGAAAGAACATAAGGCTTATAGGCATATACTTGCAGTACCACCGGAAGAACTTTAAGATTCTTCTGGAATATCTGTTGCCATGCTTCATAAGCATCGCCATAAGTTCAGTAACATCTACGTCCTTTATCAACCGTTGGACTTCGGCTTCTTGTTCTTGTGTCATAGAAAAACCTCCTTTTGTCTATAGTTAATTGTTCATATGTCCTTATAAAATTAAAATCTGTGGCAAAATTACAACTTTTTTGCTCAAACAAATTCATTTTGAGCAAAATTTTAAAGTTAAACTTTACTAATATAACAATCTGTAAGCAACAATCACAAATACATCATATATAAAATAAGGTGTAGCCCCATCAAGAGTTACACCTTATTATATTATATCCACTTGATGACTGTATCACCATGATAACCTTTCTTCCAAACGAACCAAGCATAGCTAACAGCACTGCCTCCTCCGTCCTTCATTCTCTGAAACTCTCCATTCTTGGCGCAAAGCACTCTTCGTGAGAATTGCAGCACATACTGAGGAGGATGCTTGCTAAATAGCTCATCATACCTCTTTTGTCCTTCTAGAAAGGTAGTCTTCAAGAACATGATGCAAAGTCCATCACCAGGAAGAAGCTCCAAGCTGTGCTTGATAAAATCCAGGGCATACTTGTATGGCGGATTGGTGAGGATGCAAGTACAATCGTTCGGCAGTTCGGTAGTTTCCAAGAAATCTCTTACCTTCCCATAGCCTCTGTCCACAAGGTGGGTGGAGATTACTTCATGCCCGAAGTCCATCAGTCGGTCAGATAAGCACCCTGTACCACAAGCACACTCCCAAATCTTACGAGGAAGTTGTATAACTGTCACCAGTTTATCAATGGCTATAGGGTCAGTAGCGTAAAAGTCATTACTCTCACGTTCCTTGTCCGTGTGGTTGGATGCTCCCAAAGTCACGAACATACTCTTTCTATTTCCTGTCCAATCCTTCATAGTTTATTCTCCCAACATTGAGTCTACCATGCCTTCAATGGCTTCATCTGTCATACTTTCCTTGATGGAGGTATCACCGCCAATCGATTTCATCAACATGCCTATCCAAGGATTATCACTTTCCATGGTGGAATGTATCTGCTCCTTGTAGGCGGCATAAAGCTCGCCCGATTCCTTGAACTTCAAAAGGACCGTGCGCAAGGCTTTCACCACGTAGTTATCCATCAGCAAGGGATTGTCCCTTGCCGATGATAGTTTGGTCAGAAGCACTGCCAGTGCTTCATATAATTGTTTCTTCTTCATATTGTCTTGTTCTTTAATTTACAAAGTCGCGACTTGGAATATTACTCCCCATACTTTGGCTCCTCATACACCAAGTTATGTTCATCTACGTAAGCCTTGGCTTCTGAGTATGTATCAAACTCTACTGCGGTAGCATTCACTGATGGGAATACTTCTGCATTGTCACCTTCCTCTGTGAGAGGGAACACCATCTTGGTTCCCTCATGTACTACCTTATACTTCTTTGTTAATTTATTCATATCTTGTTTCCTTTCTTTTTAATGTTAAACTTATGATACCTTATGCAGGAGTGATAGAGACTGTGTAACCCTTGCTCTGCAATGTCTGTACTGCTGCATCTGATGCAGATGTGCGAGTACCAATCAACAAGATTGTCTTATACCAAATTTGTTCACCTAAAAATTTAGCTTCAAGCGTTGCCATATCGTTGAGAAAAGCATCAATCTTATTACACTTACAATTCTCAACTGCTAAGATGTCCGTTCTGTTTTTAATACCTGTCCATGTAAATGTACCAGTAGTATTCTTGTCTGCTTGTACCCATAAAATACTATTTGGCAAAACAGATAAATCACCATAAACTCTTGTGCCAAGTAATTGAAGAGCATTGTAATTAACATTTTTATAAACCGCAATATCACCTGTTACTCCGGTACGATTAATTGATGGAATTTGCGTAAGACTAGTCAATTTACCCAATACCGCAATATCACCTGTTACTTTGGTGGTGTTAAAACTAAGAAATTTAAGACCTGTTAATTTACCAAACACAGCAATATCACCTGTTACCTGGGTGTTATCAATAGTAAGATGCGTAAGACCAGTCAATTTACCCAATACCGCAATATCACCTGTTACTTTGGTGGTGGAAAGGGCTAAAAATGAAATATCTGGAGAATATTTCAGCAAATCAATATCAAAAGAAAGCTTACCCTTATAGCTTTTCCAAGAAGTATTTATATAAGTACCTACTTGTGTTAATGAATATTTTTCAGATACAACAACCTCATAGTCACCATTACTAAAATATACTGTTGTTTCAGTATTAGCAGTAATATTCAGTTCTTTACCTTTATTTTCAGATAAAGTCTCATTAGTAAAGTAACCATCACCAATAATACGAAATTTGGCATCTTTACTATTATTTACAACAAAACGTTGTGAGTCAGCAGTAGGAGACTCCACCTTGCTAACTTTAATACAGAACTCACCAATACGTAACAGAGAGTCATTCTGTACAGAACCATTTAATTTTGTAATCAAACATTTTCCCATAATTATTTCTTTTTAAATTATTTATAATTCCATAAAATATCGCAAAAATCAATTCTCTTTTCTAGCCACATTTTGATTCTTTCCTTTGAATCATACATTCCGTTTGTATAATAGCTACCATCAGTTGTTGGTTTACTTCCTAAACATTCTTTCACACACTTATAATAGTAGTTATTATACCCACCATTACCATAGCAAACAATAGTACCTACACTATAATTTGTTTCTGCGTTATAGGAATTTATAGATTCCAATTCACTCTTTGATAATGGTATGTATGGTTCCCAATGCTCATCAAGATTTGTCGGCTTTCTATATGATGGAGAATTATTCCATTTAGTTACACTCCTTTTTAATGCATCAGTACCTAATCTGTCAAACCAATCATCAACTATTTTGTTTAGATTCTCTTTAGTTATGATACCATTGTCTCTAAGAGTTTTATACATATTTCCAATCTCACTCGCATACAATGACTTTATTACAAAAAGAGGATTTGTTGAATCAGAATCAAAAATCTCCCTAGACAATGATGAAGTCCACAATATGCCATTCCATGCTTTTCCAAGACAAGAATCACAATCATAAATATTATAGCCAACCTTTTTGCCAAAAATGGTTATCTGAGCATTATTATACCATCCGTCCTGATTATAAGTCAATTCACAGAATATGATATATGCTAACAAATTATCAACATCAAAAGATTTCTCTACAATCTTTTTCTTTTCCTCGTTAGTAGATGCAGAGTTCACTTCTGACTTATATGCCTGGCATGCTTCTATAATAGCTTTTGTCTTTGCTGTATTTACCATATCCTTATTGGCTGCATTATAACCTACAGATGCGACTTTAAATGTATCAGTGCCAGTTGTTGCAGCATTTAATTTTGAGAATGTGTATTGCTGACCGGCAACAGTGTCTGTACCAATAAGCTCCCCCATGTGTGTATCAGCATCATATTCTTCGCCATCTACACAAATAAGTTTTTTAGGATTACGTATTTCTGCCTTTATCCAATTAAAACTATCCTCATTAAACATACCTCCAACATTATCTATCAGAATGCTGGTATAGTCTTTTTTGTTCATGGAATAGTTTTTCCTGTTCTTTTTAAGAGACCATATAAAGAGACCATAATACTCACCATTCAGATACACTTCGCAAGGAAATTGTGAAGGCATACATTTGGCTTGTGAAACATCGTTGTCCATATCACCAGTTCCACCTATGAGAACATTATCTGAACTTATGTGAAATCTGTTTGAACGCACATTAAGGAATGAAGTGATTTGCTCACCTATCTCGTAGCAAATTGGCTGTATTGATTTTAATGAATCATTGTAGAAAGCTTTAAGATGGAAACCGTCCTGTGCTACCCAATCACCGAACTTTATTTCAAACTCATTTCCACCCCAATCATCTGAAAACAAATCTATAGCACAAGATTTCATGGGGTCAGCCATAGTGCTGGCACCCTGTGCATTAAGATATGCTTTTATCTTAAAATAGTTTCCTGCAAAATCAAAGAACTCAATATAAGCCTTATCATTAACCAACTTCTTGCTAGGCATTTGATTAACACCAGTAATATTGATTACAGCTTTAGTAGGAATTGGTAATTCCAGAGCAGAATCATGCTTGTCATACCAGTCACTCCAGTCTATTTTACCTTTAGTATCAAAGCCGTTAGCTTTCAGTGCATTTTGAATATTATTCACGCTATTACCTTTGAGGTTGAGATTTGAAACATCAAGATTTGCAATATCCATATCATGCTCATGTTTCTTGCCACTTGAATCACGCCATGAAATTAGCTTTTCGTCTGCATCTGTAACTATCTCCATTCTTTCCTCTGGGTCTTCTAAAGTATCATGAGCATCTGCGACATTAGAATTAATAAGAGATTTTCCTTCCTCCTTATCAACCTTAGCATCAATAGTCTCTGATTTCAAGTTACGAGAATAGTGACTACCATCATTGTAAGTAGCAGACAACACCTTTCCATCTGCATCTTTCTCTACTGCAAGATATTCAGGATTCTCCTGCAAAGAGAAGACATCAAGGAGTTCTTTGAGGTTGGTGTCTATTGTACCTACCTTCTCCTGCAATGACGCAAGGTCTGATTGAAGCTGAGAGATAACTTGCTTCAAGGCATTGACAGCATGGATTTCGCCAATGATTTGTCCGTCTCTTCTGATGCCAAGAACTACTTTATCGTCAGTAGTAACCCAAGCAGCGAAGAACTCTTCATTCTGCTCAACGTGATACATTTCATTGAGAGGATAATATGGCTTACCAGTTGCTCTGTAGAAACCAAACAGAACTCTATTCTCTGAATCAACTACAGCCCAGATAAACTCTTCATTCGAGATTACTCTAAATGGAGTATCTTGAACGTTGCCTTCCTCATCCTTAATCTCTGTATTCTCGGCCAAGTCATCGATACGTTTGCCTGCATTATAGGCAGCGAGAGCATTGGCCACGATTATCCATTTGTCCGTGTTGATAGCATATACCTTGCCATCATCACGTTCCTCTGCTGGCGGATTGCCAACATTATCATCGGCAACACTTTGGAAAGTACTGCCGAACATAGTCACCTGGTTGTCCCGAAAGTATGATGTCGAGGTATCATACTCCCCTCTACACACAGGCAAGCTACCAATAATTGTTTGAATTTCTGCCATATTATTACTATTTTAATCTAATTGATGATTCATTATGATTTTACCAGTCGTCCTGTCTTGCGTACAAGAAGTTATGCGACTAGTATCACTTGTCGTTCCAATGATACGCCCGGTATCTCTGTCAAAGGAAAGAGAGAAAACATTTCTCTTCAAGTCAGTTCTCACTTGGCTGATTTCCTCATGAAGATACTTTATCTGAGCATTGATAGAAGAAATCTCACGCCCAGCATTTTCCTCCAATTTTGCATACTTTGGTGTACCATCCCACCGAATACCCGCAAGAAACACATCATTCGTATCAACCATGGCAAAGATAAACTCTTCGTTCACGATGTATTTGAATGGAGTCTTCTCCAAATTGCCTTCTTCGTCCTGGATGGCATTCAACTTGTTAAGAATAGCCTGGTATTCCAGAAAATGCTCATCATAGGTATCTTCCGCAAAAGAAGTAACATGGTCTTCCGCCACACTACGCATCGCATTTCCAATATAACCTATTGCCGGATTTATTTTTTTTGCCATAATCAATATTTACATTTAGTTTAACTAGCGTGTACACTCACAGTTGTTCCGCTCATATAAACGCCACCACTCTTATACATATAGTAGTCCTTGCCACTGATCACCACAGAAGTAGTAATCATCACAAAAGGAGCACCACCCATGGTGAATGAAGACAACTTTGGCAAAGTCTTAGGCGCAAGAATAATGAAGTTAACCCTATCCTTGTCCGAAGTCTTTTCATACACACCAGTTGCCGAAGTACGAGGCCCCTGCTTATTACCAGCTATCGCCACATCCACCTCAGAAGTACCAAAACCGAAATAAATCGGAAGCACCATCACCACCTTGGCCGTAGCAGACTTAACAAGGTCATCAAGTTTAGCCGTAAGAACCACCGTTGATTCCCCCTCCTTGTTAACCTCAATACTGATGGTATCACTGGCCTTAATGTCAATATCCTTCATCACACCATTAATGGATAATGCCAAAGACGTAGGCGTTATAGCCACATCCTTGCGCTTGATAGAATAGCTAGCCTTAATAGTCTGATCAGTGCCAGTAAACTCCAGCAACGTCTTGTCGAGTGACAAAGAAACCTGTAGAGGAAACACGGTGTTTTGCAGCTCCACAAAATTCTCAGTTACCACCTTCTGCGAAATCACTTTATTCTCAGCCTCACCAAGTTCCTGAACAATGGATTCCTTTCTGGCTTTTGCTTCTGCAGCAATAGCGTCTTTGCGGTCTTGTATCTCAGCACTGATAGATGCCCTTACTTTTACCAGCTCTGCATCAATGGTAGCCGAATCAGCCTTCTTGCCAAGTTCCGCCTTAATTTCCTTTTGGCTATCGCTGATATTCGTCATCAGCTCATCCCAGTAGCTATCCCTCTCCGCATTCACACACCAGGTAGCCCTGTCCGCATTCCAATAATGCGCCCAGCCCTCTATCACCACAAAGTCACCAGCAACACCACCAGTCGGAAACTTCCTGTTCACCTCATAGATGCTGCCAAACTCACCCTTATAGTGCGGGCTGTTTATATCAATATCACTATTAGCCATAATTATATTTCAGATAATTGGTTATACTTCTCGGCCAGATCACTCTCCTTCTTGCTCACAAGAAAGATGGCCACCGCCCGATAAATAAGATACTTCCTGCATTCATCAGCAAGTGCAAGCACTATCTTCTGCCCAGTCACTACATCCTCCTTACCCTCCTCAGTAGAATACACATCCACCAGCTTCTGATAAGGAATATAGGTAAACAGCTCCACCTCGTGGTCATACACACTGCCAGTAGCCTCAGCATGGTTCGCATCATATCGCCCGGCAGTCCAGTACATCAGTACCCGCTTCCCGGTCACAGGCGAATTGGTAATCATGCCCCTCGGTTTCTGAGGCGTACCCCTCGTCCATCTCGAAGCCTGCATCTGCGCCTCCTTGCTATCCGGATCCATCAGCCCAGTCAGCGTGCCCGGCCAGCTTTTCAGCCTCAGTGCCACAAGCCTCAGCCAGTCATCAGGAATCACCAGGCAGCCATGCCCATCAGCAAATTGCGTCTGAATAGCATCATAGTCCTGCGCTCCGTTTACGTTCAGCGAAGTCATCACCCTTTGTGGCAGCAGCATCTGGGCAGGAGCCGTCAGCAGCAGTTGCTGGGCAGCAGTCTCAATAGCCTGCTTCATTTCCTCGTCCGTGTCATTGGTAAAGATGTCGTTCAGATCATCATGCTCCACCTCGTCCAGGGCAATACGCATCCCCATCACAAGGTCACTCATAAGTGCCTCCATAAGCAATCCCCCCTATTAACTATAAACTATTAACTATAAACTAAAAATCAATCACCACACCCAGCTCCTTAGCCTTAGCCCTTACGCTGTCAGGCGATTTCAAGCCCCTGGTGTCAATCTGAAACTCCTTATGCAAGTAGTTCTTAGCCTTCGTGATATTATCGAAGTGAAGCACATTCGCGTCCTTCTCCCTCTCCATATCATCCATCGGCTTTTCAACCACTTCATCAGCCTCATCTTCCGGCTCGCTCCTATCAGCAATCCTGCCCTGCTTAACCAACGGATGTTGTCTGATAGCCTCAGCCACCTGCTTGTCACCAGTCATGTAACTGTACAAGCCCTCACCACAGGCCTCAAACTCCACATTCTTAATCAGTCCGCTAGACAGTACCACCGCAAAGATGAACATGCTGTTTGCTGTAAATCTATACATATCTTATAAATCCTTATAATTGTCAGGGATAGCGAGGCTATCAAGCCTCAACTATCCCATTTGATATATTGTGAAAACTATCAGCGATGAATCAATCTTAAGCAGCCTCCAGAATCTGCTCGTCAGTAACACCATCCTTGGTAAACTTCGGGCGAGATACACGGGCATGAGCATCAGGGAATGTCAATACCCAGCAGCTATACTCCTCCATCACCACACCAGCAGTGTTACGAATCAACAGATCCTTGGCATTAAACTCATTTCTGCTCCACACACCAAACACATACTTATCCAGATAGCGGGAATCAAGGCAGAAGGCTCTACCATCCATACCCCAGGAGTTAAATGCGTCATGACGATAAATCAGAATCTTAGTACCCATACTCTCAAAGGTCTCAAAGTCAAGCTTCCAACCCTGGTAGTCCTTCTCAGTCTGAGTAATAATGCGCTTGTTAGAACGCAAGTTAGCAAAAGCCTGGTAAATCAGGTTATCCACAAAGAGCATCTTGGTTCGGCTGGAGTTACCAGCACCCTTCAGCATGGCAGCAATAAACTGAGTCAGCTCCTTCTCGCTGATCACATACTCATACACCTGCTTCTCAACCTCAGTCGTACCAGAATCAGCAGCAACCTTCACCTTCACTTTCACCGGAACAAACTCGCCATTGTCGTTCTTGGTCATCTTAGGCTCCCAGTGGCCAATCTGCAAATCCTTGCCAGCCTCCCAGAAGATACCGCCCATGGTGTAGGTCAGACCCACATCCTTGCCGCCATCGCTCATAGAACGCACGCCAAACAGTCCGCTTCGCTCCTGGCCATAGCGCATATCGTCCATAGCCATCTTCTCCTGGCGGGTAAAGTCCCACTTCACCTGAGTCTTCGTCATGCGGTTGATAAGAGACTCCTCCACCTGCATGATAAATCGCTGGCAATACTGGAAGCTCTTGTCCGGCATAGTGTAGTAAGAACCAGTCTCCACCTCCTTCTCACCAGCAGCTCTACCCAGGCGCAACAAGACAGTACCTACAGGAATCTCCTCCGGAATATTACGGTTACCACGTCCCTCGCTCTTTCCGCCATTCAGCGCATAGCATACAGGGTTCTTGTCATCATCACCCTTCATCACACGCAATTGCAGAGGAATCAGCGTGCTGCGGGTAGTACCATCACTATTGTAGCCATAGATGCCGTTTACCATGATCACGTCACCATTATCAAAAGCAGATGGATTCTCCACCTTTAAGGTAACAGTAGAACCGTTGGTTGTCTTCGACACCTTCTCTGTCAACTTAGATAAAATAGGACGCTGACCGATAGAATAGTACTCAACCTTCTGGGAATATACAGGAGTCATCTTCTTAGATGCACGCAAAATCTGGTCAATCGGACAACTCTCCAGCTTCATTTCTACCACGGTAGGGTTCACATAGGTCACATAGTAGTCCCAGTTACCCATTTTTTCCTGCTGCTCCTGAGCACCGCCCTGCCACTGAGGACCCTTGCCAGCTACACCCGGACCACTCAAAGGTCCAGTAGTGCCACCGCCACCAGCACCTTCACCAGCACCTTCGGCAATACCCGGAGCCGTTTCCGCCATGGCGTAAGAACTGCCACCACTCAGAATCATGACGAACACCGCCATCATGAAACCAAACCATTTCTTAAATTTTCTCATAATTGTACATTTAAAACTATTAATTATTAACTATAAACTCTTAACTGTAAACTACATACCAACCATGTTGCTGTAAACCTGCTCCGTGCGGCTCTTCTCTCGTGGGGCAACATACTCACCGCCACCACCGTTAACATTAATATTCTTGCCACCGCCACGCTTAGAGTCATGCAACCTCTTCTGCTGGTCTATCGTCTCGTTCTTGCCACGCTTGTAGCCCTTAGCCTCAGCATCAGCCACAGCCTTGTCAAAGTCCTTAATCTGGAACAGGCGCAAAAAGTCTTCCTTCTTCAAGCCATACCGGGCAGCTCGCCAAACAAAGCCATCATCCTCACGGTCTTCACCATCCTCGTTGCGCTTGTACAGCCACTCTATCAAGTCCTTGATAGCCTCAGGCTTCATCTTCGCCTCCTTCAAGGCAGCATCCAGTTCCGCATCCTCCTCTACCATAGCCTTCGAAAGCCTCTCCTCACCTTCGGCAAGTTTCTTGCTCGCCTCCAGTTTGGCCTTCTCGCTTTTCTCCAGCCGCTTTCTGGCCTCAGCGTCACCATTGCACGCATCCACGAAGTCCTGACCCATAGCATCAATCAGGTAACCCACAAAGCTAAAGTCACTGCCATCCTCGTTCTTCTTAGTAGCGAGTCCGGTAATCAGCCCCGGTGCCTGAGGATAATCTTTCAGCATGTTGTTGAAATCATCCCTTCTCTGCTTATCCTGGTCAAAATGGTCATAATCGTCCGATAACCTGCCATAAACGGCATCTTCATCGTCCATATTCAAGTCTGGATAACGACTAGACAACCGCTCTCGAAAAGAATCTCTCTTCGACTTAACCTCCTCATTATTAGATGTTTTCTTGCTCATATTCAAACATATTTAATATTTGTGTGCTAAATTAACAAAAAAATCGCATTACTTTTTGATAAATTCACCAACTCGTTATATTAATTTTGCTAGCATGAAGCATGTAAATTCTATATCCCAAATTAAGATTGATAGAGATCGCGAGATCATACGGCTCTATCAAGAAGCAAAGCGGGTGGTCCAGTGGCCAACCACTATGGCCAAGATATGCGACTATGTTTCCCAGATGCCCACTCCTTGCTATTATATCTCTTTTGATGCAGCCTATAGCTATGTAAGAAAAAGACTAAAAGGTATAATACCGAAATATAGCAAATATCGGCATCAGAAAAAAACATTGCTCGAATCCTTCTATAACGATTTCCTCTTAACGGCAGAGCATGAGCGATCGCAAGGCAGCAAGAAAAGCGTATATCTTCTAGTAGAAATCACCTTGCAGCGTCCAGCACCATGTCTTGGCCTTAAGGCTAACTACATCCAGAAAATCATATCCACCCACGTGCGGACCCTCAACTCACCATTCATCACCAAATAAAATACTCACTCCTATGCGTACATTATATATCACACTCATCATCCTATGCCTCATGGCATTCATCATTCCGTTCCATGCCATGCTGGCCGTATCGCCATCATCGCCCCTCTATACCCACTTCGTCTATATGTTCGGGCATGCCAACTTCATCCACTGGGCAGTCAACGCCTGGTGTCTCCTCATGCTTCATCGCCAGTTCCGTCCCCATCGTCTCCTGGCCTCATGGCTCGCATCAGCCGCCCTGTCCTTCATCTACTATCCGTCACTCCCGGTCCTAGGCATATCAGTCATCATATCCTTCTTCATGGGTTCCACGGCTCCCTGGCTCTATCGCTTCAAGCGTTTAGCATTCTGGCAGATGATCATCCTCCTCTTCCTCGGCTGCCTCCTCCCCCACATAGCAGGCGTGTACCACCTCATCCTCTTCGTCCTCGGCTTCATCTACGCCAAGGCCGAAAGATTCCTGCACAACGCCAGCAAGCTCCACATCTAAGAAGCCATAAGCAGCCAGCCCACACCACAATGTGGAAAATCACAAGCAGCCAGCCCACGCCATATAATATAATGTGGCAAATCATAAAGTTCAAATCTCAAAGTTCAAAGTAAAAAATGCCAGTAGCAAAGTCTTCATTAAAGGTACAGCCTCAGCAGCAAATCTCCGATAAGAAGCTCAAAGAGATTCTTGCCGAAGATACGAGGAGATTGAAAAGTCTCTTCGCTACCTATCGTCCCATTACTGGAGAAAACGCCCCTGGCCTACGCTTCGAACTTCAAATGCCAGATTTCCTGCAAGGCAAGAAACTCTACCTCCCGGTAGAAATGTTGAAGGAAAAGAAGTTCTGCGCCATCATCAAGTGCGGTTCCATCCAAGCCTTCATCGAGAAGTACATGGCCGACTACGACCCAGCCAAGGCACGTGATGCCATCTTCCGCTACCTCATCCGCCTCCGCTGCAAGCACGATTTCTATTTCTTCGCATACGCCTACGCCCGCATCAAGAACAAAGATGGAGGCGATGATATACCATTCCTCCTACGCAACGCCCAGGTCAAGCTCGTCAAGGTGTTCGAACGCCTGCGCCTGCATAGCCAGTTCCACTACATCCGAGTCATCCTGCTGAAATGCCGACAGTGGGGTGGATCCACAGCCACAGATATATATATGGCATGGCTGCAGATCTTCTGGAAAACCAACTGGAATAGCAACATCGTGGGTCACCAGTCATCATCAGCCACCCAGGTATTCGATATGTACGAGAAGCTAATCAACGCCATCCCTACATGGCTCTTCTACGACATAGGCGTACCATTCAAGAACGACCCTCGCAAAATCAAGACCTCAGGAACCATACAGAACATCAAGTATCTCATCCCTCGCGATTGCAAGATACAGACTGGTTCAGCCCGAAACCCAGAGTCCTGCCGTTCCGGTGATGCTGCCCTCGCCCATATCACCGAGGAAGCCTTCTTCCCGAACACCACAGAGTGGACCCCGGCAAAGGTTATCAAGGCTGCATCATCATCTATCCAGCCAGATGCTCTAACCTTCATCGTCCGAGAGTCAACGCCTAACGGACGAGAAAACGAGTTCCACGATGCCTGGGTTAAAGCCAAGTCCGTAGATAAGGACGGCAAGCCAATGTCTGCCTACGTCCCAGTCTTCGTGGCATGGTTCGAAATCGAGAAATATGTACTCCCATTCGCCTCAGAAGACGAGCGTGCCGACTTCGCCATCTGGCTTTGGAAAAACCGCTTCGATGAGCAGGGTCACGGCAAGTACTACTGGTGGCTCTACGAAAAGGGAGCATCCTTCGAAGGAATCCACTGGTACATCGAGAAATCAAAGGAATACGAAACCCTTGATGATATGCGTCAGGAGTTCCCTAGCGATGATATTGAAGCATTCCTCTTCTCCGGCACCACAGTCTTCGATGCATACAAGCTCAACATCATGGAAGACGATTGCAAAGGCATCAACCCTATCATGGTAGGCGATATAGAAGGCGATTCCTACGATGCATCCGATCCAGCCTGCATGGAGAACATCCGCTTCGTAGAACGTGCTGGTGGACCGCTCAAAGTCTGGGCTGGTCCCGACAACTCCGAGAACGTCACCCACCGCTACATCGTCGCCTGCGATATTGGTGGCTCTCATAAAACCTCCGACTTCTCAGATATAGTAGTCCTCGACCGCTACGATGAAATCTACGGAGGCGTACCCGAAGTTGTAGCAGAATGGCATGGCCACTGCGATGCCGATCAGTTAGCCATGCGCTGCGCCCAGATAGCCCACATCTACAACGATGCCTTTCTGGTCATAGAGAACAACACCGCCTACTCCCGCATGAACAATACCGAAGGCAACCAGTCAGAGCTGTTCTTCCCTATCCTTCTCCCACTCTACAGAAACCTCTACAACTCTTCCCACAGCAAGTTGCAGAAGAAGAAGTCCAAGGAGTTGAAATGGGGATTCAACACCAACAAGAACACCAAGGTAGCAGTAATCAAGACCATGGCAAGAATCATCCGAGACCAGGGTTACATGGAGCGAGAGCCAGCCGCCATAGACGAGTGCACCTACTACCTCTACTACCAGCAGAACGACTGCTACGGAGCCGTAGCCGGGAAGCACGATGACCGAGTGATGGCCAGAGCCATAGCCCTCTACGTAGAGAAGGATATGCCAGCCCCCGAAATCCTCCCATTCCGCACCAAGGCCGAAATAGAGCGAGAACGCCTCCGCAATCGCCCACCATCCGTAGCCGAGTTAGCAGGCATAGGAGGCAGCTAGCCCCTCGCCCCCTCTGGCCCCCGTTCCCAGCGATTCCATCGCTGGTTCCCCAAAAATAAGTATCAATTAAAAAATAAAGAAAAAAAATGAAAAATCAGTACAAAAAAACCATGCGTCAGTTGCTAGTAAGCATCTACACGCCAATTATCACTCGCATCGAGCTTCTTCGTTCCACCCGCATGTGGCAGAAAGGCATAAAAGCCACCCTGTCCAAATACAAGGAAGGCGGAGCCCCCCGCTTCTACATGCTCTACGACCAGTCCCACAAAGATTGGGCCATCATGACCTACGACCCCAACCGCAAGCAGCTCCTCTCCTATCGTCGTCTAGTCCAGCTAGGCAAGTGGAAAGCCACAGGCTACTTCCACAACGTAGAAGAGATCAAGGCCGCCTCCTACTACTACACCCCATCCAAGTGGGGCGCAATAGGTTGCGATGCCGATAACAAAGTACGAGCAAACAAGCTCCGTCAGTGGCAGTCCTACTACATGTGGCGAGTTTCCGTCCCAATGCAGAAACTTCGCGCCTACAAAAAGAAATACGGCCTCCACTAGAGAGCAAAGAACAATAAAGAACAAAGTAGAACAATAAAGAACAGAATAGAACAAAAAGAGGAGACTTCCCAGCCTCCTCTTTCCAAAACATAATCATGATCTTTAAAACAAACAATCAAAAGAAATCACGAATAACCTAAAAACCAATTAACTAATAATCTGTAAACTAACTAAAACTTACAATATTATGAACCTTAAATTCAAAACCATTAATCTATTAAGAAGCCGAAGGCAAATTAGCCAAGTCATCCAGTCCGCTACCCGAATCCTTCAAGTGAGCAGCACTGTTCCCCGAACCGCCCTGCTGTCCAACACCCGAAGAAGTAGGCACCTGCCCGGCAGCAGCCATCTGCGCCTCCATAGCCTCCCTTTGCTCCATCTTCTCCTTCAAATACTTACGTATTCTGTAAGTACCTGGGAACTTGCCATTCGTCAGCATAGTGTAAGCATCAATATCGCCATCCTTCTTCAACTGCCAGAGCAGATCCACTATCTGATCCCTAATCGTAGCCGAGTAGCTATCCAAGTCCATGGCCACATCCAGGTCCATATCGCGCATAGTCTCCGGATTGAAGTAAGTCCGGTAATCATCACCCACCAGCTTCACGCTGTCATGCTCATTGCAGAACTCCTGAATCAGGTACGTCTTCAATTTCGCCTCCCTCAGTTTAAAGCAGTTAAAGCTCTCCACAAAGTCAGTCACCGAAGTAGAAGCCGATTCCCTCTCCAGCTGATACTGCTTACCGCTCGTGTTCCTGTGCACACCCTGCAAAGCACCCTGCACACCACTACCCTCAGCGGCCATCGTCTTCGCAAAATTGATCATGAACTCCACACCAGCAGGAATACTCTTATTCATAAGCACCTCAGGCTTCTCACCGCCCTTACTGCTATCCCAGTGATATTCACCGTTCGTCTTATTATAGTTTCTCCTATTCTCTTCCGGAGAAACCTTGTCGCTCACAGAAGCATCATCAACAAGCAATGTACCCTTGGCACCATTCGCCACCACGAAGTTAATCATCATCATATAATGATTCAGCGTGCGCTGGTTGTTCTCCATTCTCATGATCAAGCTCTTCACCTCACCCTGTAAACAAGGATAAGCCAGAAAACTGTAAGGCTGAATACTGCATCTGTAGCCATCCCTCAGCACAAAGTAAGGCGATTCCCTGGCATCCAGCAAGTAGCCGTTCGGAGTAATATATCTGCGATACCAGAAGGTTTCCATCTGCGGCTCATACTCTATCAGGTTCAGCTCATCCGGATCCACATAATACATTTCCTCCCCATTCTCATCAAGAATAGGCAAGCCGTTTTCGTCCATCATCACGTTGGCACGCTTCCTGCTCTCGTTCTCCGCATCCAGCTCAGCCTGCACGCCCATAGGCATAAATCCGGCATCACTCTTATCCCAGTCATGTACCCAGAGCGATTGTCTAGACTCCATAGTCCAAACCTCAATCACCCTATACTTACCCTGTATCGAAGAATGCAGAAAGTCATCCAGTCCGGTCAGCTGCGCCTCACCAGTAGCCTGGTAGCCCTGTTCTGGCGAGTAGTGCGTCTGAGTCTGCAGATATATCTCGTTGAGCTGCTGCGCCTGCCCATCACTGCCATCCGTAAACTTCGCAAGAATCTCACGCCAGGTAAGATCATGCCCAATACCAAAAATCTCAATATCGCTCAAATCCGGCTTAAAGAACGGAGGCACGGCAAGTTTGAAAATATCCACCTTGTCATTGAAGATAGCCTCTCTGCCATTCCTTCTGTCCCATACGGTACTCATACCAATAAAACCATACACACAGAACTCATAAAAGAGTCGCGCATCCATTTCCTGACGGTTATTGTTATTGTCGTTCTGCCTCAGATACTCATTGAAGAAACTGATATAGTCCTCCTCATTCGGATCCACGGCAGTACAACTGGCAGTAGCCCTTTGCTGGCGAACCAAGCCCACGAGCGAAATCAACTTATCCGAAATCACATCATATTCCAATATAGGCATACCCTGCAATTCCATATATTCACGAATAGTAATCTTCCGTCCGTTCCACTCAATCTTCTCCTCCAGCTGCCTGCCCATCACGAAATCCTGCGCTCGCTTCCACTTCTTCCTCAACTCCGACATATTGTCGTAGTAGTGGGATAGCCACTGCAATAGCTTAAGAGTAGAATCACTCACCCTAAATTTCTGAGTACTTACTCCATCAAGCGAATTTGGCCCAGCCTCAGCATAGTTCGTAATATCATTTATAACCGTATGATTTGCCATATTCCGAAATTTTTCTCCAAAAATACCCCTTTTTCGCCTAACATCTTTGATAAATTGTACAATTTATCAAACATTCCTCGCTTTTTTAATGTATTTTTGCACCGAAGTTCATTTTAAAAACGTTTTTATCATGAGTAAGTCAATCAATGTACACGAAGCATGCATCATCACAAAAGATGATAAAGGCAACCTCTCAATGGTAGGTAAGGCAAAAGAAGCCCTCACCTCCTTGCAGAAAAATAAAGTCTCCGTCCACATCCTTCTCTGTCAAAGCAAGAAGGAAGACGTAGAAAAGTTTCTCACCGATAATAATGTTCCTTTCGCCTCCATCCTCACAAAAGAAGAGGCAAAGGAAGAAAATAGCGATAAGAAGGCAGAAACACCAGTAACCGTAGTTCCAAGCTCCCAGTTCGTCACCCTCGATGGCGATTGGCAGTGGTGTCTCGACCGCATCGTCCAGCGTCTCTGGGGCAAAAAGGAAAAAGAAGCCCCAAAAAGCGAACAGGCAAGAATGGACGAAGCCATGCAGAATTACATCGAGTGGTCAAAGCCTAAAAAGGCAGCCAACGGTTCCATCATGAACGGCTAACATCGCTCCAAAATCTTCAAGGAATTTGAGTTTTTTCTTCATGTTAAAAGTTTACTAATATTTTATTTGGATAATAGATTTTACACAAAAACTATCAAAGGGACCCGCTGTGAAGCGAGTCCCTTTTTCTTATTAATTCAAGTTTCGCCCCACACGCCCTGAGAGGGCAGAAGCTCCTAGCCCAGGGCAACGCCCTGGGTAATTACGGACGCAAACCTGTCGCCCTGTAAGGGCAAAAGCTTTAAAATAATTGGCCAAAGCCCATTTCCTGAAAGAAAGAAGTGAAGTAGCCCGAAGGCTACTCCATTCCATTCAGCTTTTCAAGCAGCTCCTTTCTGGTCTTTCTGATCTCCACCATTTTGGCAGCCCCATTCGTACCATCCATTTGCTTCTTAGCCTTATTCATCTTCCTCTTGGCAGCAGAGATAGCCTTTCTGGCCGCAAACAGTCGCTTGTTGGTCTTGCTGTTCTTAAAGGCATTCGCCTTCGCCTTATCAATATCCTTCAAACGCTGATACTCCTCATAAGCCTCCATGGTTCCGTTCCAGGCATTCTGTATTCTCCAGTCCTCCGTCACGTCCTCAGCCTTAGCCGCCATCAGATACTTGCTGTCAGCCTTCTCCATTTCCTTCAAGTCCTCCTCACCATTCAGATAGCCCTGCACCATGTCCAGAGCCTCCTTCTGGGTAAAAGCCTTGTAGTCACTCATCGAGAGGAACTTCTTCATCTTCTGGCGCATCTTCTTCTTCTCCGTGATACTCTTGGCAGCATCAAAACGCAGGCAAGCCACCTGCAGCGAAGTCACGCCATCTTTCATTTCAGCACTCTCCAGAGCCTTCACGCTACCGATGGCAGCCTTAATCTGAGCCTCAGCATCAATACCATTGCGCTTGCAGCTCTGATAAGTCATCACCACGCCCTCCATGTCACCGCTAAGGATAAAATCCTTAAAGTAGCTCTGAGCCTTCCATGGCGAAAAGCCCTTACTAGAAGGGAAGAAGAAATCCACCGCCTTGAACTCCTTGTTTTCCTGGCTCGGAATCAGGAAAGGTGCCCAGTACAAGGCATCCTTATAAAGCAGTCCAATACTCTTGCCATATTTGCGCTGAATTTCCTGATCCGCATGACTGGCCTGGAAATCGCTCAGATAATTAATATCATCCAGCGTCATTCTCACCATAGGGTTAGCCTTACCTATCATTCTCTGAACCATCGGACCAGGGAACTCCAGTTCACCCTTATGGTTAAACAGATACTCAGGAACCTCCCTAAACTGCTTGCCATGTCTGATATACATTTCCGTACCATCCGCATATCTGCCCAAGAAGATCTTGCTCTGCTGGCCAAGGCTGTTGCCTCGCATCAGATAGTCATACCATTTCATACCCTCGTCACCATAAGCCAGTTCATACATGCTCTTATAGTCCGGGTTGGTCTTCCTCATCTCCTCAGCCTTTTTGCGCTCCTGGCTCTCGTCCATGGCACGGAAGGCAGCATTAACGCCATTCGCAAAAGCCTCATAGAACACCATGAATCCAATACCATAACAGAGCAGAGCCGAAATCTGTCTGCCTCTTCTGCCCTCATCCTCCGGAGTAAGCTCCTTATTCCAAAGTCTCTGATAGTACTGCTTGAAGTTCTCAAACGTAGCCTCATTCCATATAGAGCCATATCCGGTTAATGCCAAAAAATGGCGGGTGGTAGAAGCATTCCAGTCTGGCGAAAGAAGAACTCGTCCGGCATAGCGCAAGGTTCTATGACTGGCTCCCAACACATCCCAGTGCTGACCGCCAAACATATCGTTAACAAACTGGCCGTCCTCATCCAAAGCCCGGCTCAGTTCCTCCTCAGTCCATCCCTTCTTCTTGGCACGCTCCTTGGTCTTGTCAGCCCTCATCCGGTAGGTCGCAAGTTTCAGTCCGTCATGCAGGAAATCCCACAAGGCTCTATCCATGCCCTTATTAACAAGCGAAAGTAGCTGAGTCACCACCTTCAAAGGCATAGTAGCCACAGCCACCGTTCCGGAAATTCCATTTCCGTCCTTCAACTTCTCCTGCACCTTCATCATCGCATCACGCAAATTATCAAACATGTTCTGCACATCAGCAGCAGCATAGTCATTAGTCGCTCCAAACTTCACAAGATGCGAAGCAGCCTCCTGAAAATCCTGCGGATTGGCAAAGCAAGGCAGCTCATGATTCTTCATCGTATCTACAAAGATATACTTCATAAAGTTGGCCATGGCCATCTTAGGACCAAACTCCACCATGTTCTGCACCATATAAACCTCCGTCAAGGCTCCGGCATGGAAACCGCTAAAGCCCAGCTCCAGTTTCTTCGCACTCGAAGCAAGCGTATCAAAAGCCTTCCAGAAAGGCGAAGACTGATAAGTCTCGAACACTACCCCGAATCTGTCCCCGGCACTAGCCTCGCTATAAAGCACCTTATCCTTGCCAGTGATAGGATTCTTCACCGTCACCTGCTTAGGCGATACATTATACACCCACACAGGTCCCACGCCCGGAATCTCAAAGTACTTATACTGCTCCAGGTTAAACGGAGGCGTAGAAGAAAGCAGCGGATCAGTAGAAACCACATCGCCATCCTCATTCCGCTCTATCACGTTCAGTCCGCTCAGCTCCTGCAACATCGTCTTGTTAACCCAAGCCTCAATATTGCTTCTGCTGTAGTAAGCCATCATCTTCGTAATATCAGTAGTCTTAGGCACAAGTCCCACGCTGATACCCTCCATCAGGGTACTGATGGTTCTCGGCTTCTCGTTAGGGCTTTTCGTGCGCTGGCGGTTCTCCACATACATCGCATAAGCCTGCTTGTCACTCTTCTCCTTATCCCAGATATGGTTCACGTAGTCCGCACTATATCCGGTGTCCTCCTTCAAGGTGCGGTTATCCTTCAACCAGTCATAGGTGTAGTTATACCAGTCACGAATAGAATCAAGGGCAGCCTTCATTTCAGGCGAAAGATTCTTGTAATCGATACCGTCCGGAACTATCTGCTGCATCACCAGTGGCAATACATGCTCGCTCATAATATCCGAACCGTCAATAGGCACAAAACCTTCCTCGCCCTGGTGATTATTGTTGATAGCCTGTGCCATCTTGCTAGCCACCTCGCCCACGGCAAGCGGATCATCATAAACCACCACTTCCTTATCGTCTTTCAGTTCGCTATGCTGCTTGGCAGTCTCAGCAATCAAATCAGCCACGTAAGGCTGTATAGCCTCCACATCCTCCGGCTGAATATGGATATGCCCCTTGTCAAAAGCACCAGTAGCGTTCAAATCGTGTGCCATATCGCGCAAGCGTCTAGGAGCCTCTATTATATAAGGTATAGCCTCAGCCAGCTTCTCAGCCCGGTTCGCCTTACCCTTGTAGTCAGAGAGCAACTTGTCAAACACACCGCTGTCAGCCATCTTCTCTATTCTGTTCTTCACGTCATTAATATAGATGGCATCATCCGCACTAGCCTCCTCCATATTCTTGCGTCTATGAATCACGGCATGCTTCACGGTCTTGGCAGCACCCTCCTTGCTCACGTCAGTACTCGTCACCTCGGCCAAGTCCTGCATCACCTGCTGCTCCAGGTCATCAGCCTTCGGATTGGTCTCTGCCGGATAAATCTTACCCTCATACAAGTCCAGGTCCGCCTGCTGCTGCTCCAGCAGCTCATGTCTGGCCAGCCAGTCCTCATACTTGCGCTTCACCTCCTCCTGCTTGCTCTTCTCAAAGTCAAACATATCAGGAATAGGGTCTTCCTCATCCTTCATGGCATCCTTCCACTTCTCGTAATCATGAATGCGGGTCATGTAGGCATCATCCGTCTCACCTTTCATTCTGATAGGCATACCAGTAGGCTCCTCCCCGGCAAGATGGTGTCTGTCACGCCACTCCTTGTTGAGCAGTTCCCATTCCTTCTTGCCAGCCTCATCCTTATCAATATCATAGAACATCGGTGGCTCCGGATCATTCTCATCCTCACGGGCATCCTTCCACTTCCTCCATTCCTGCACACGCTTCATATACTGAATCATGCTTTCACCCTTCTTCTGGCGAGGCTTACCCTTTCCGGCTCCCTCACCCAGCGAATCCTTGATTTCAGCATTGCTAGCCTGCTTCATCATGGCCTCCTGCTGTGCCTCAGGCATATCATCCCACACATGCAGAGCCTTGCCAGCCTTCATCAGGTAGTATCTCAAATCCTTGTCATTCAGAAGCCCCGGCACACGAATACCCAGCTTCTTAAGCACCTTAATGAGATAATGCTTAATCTTCGTCCAAAGAGAAAAATCCTCAGCAGTCTTAGGACCCTCCTCAGCCAGTCGAGCGATATACTCCTGCGTACCCACATTCATGCGGTCGTGCTTCTTCCAGTTCGGATCATACTCATTGGCTATCTCCAAGATCTTGCCACGTGTGCTTGCTGCGACAGAATTATAAACGAAATTAGCGAATTTTCTCACCTCATCTTCGCCACCCAGAAGCACTTCCATGCCCTCATGGCCTATCTTCTCATGCAGCACCGTTCTCTCCGCCTCGTTCGCATCAGCACAGTTAGGCAGATAAACATGCACCGTGTGTGTAGTAGGGTCATACCATCCGGTAGCCCCATTCATCACATCACTCAGATAAGCATCCGGAACCTCATCCACAGAAGTGTAAACCGTAGCCTCAACACCACCCAGTTTGTTGGCAGTGTTCACCACCTGTTCACTCACCTTCTTCTGCTTATCTGCATCCCAGTCATTCTTGAAGATAGATTTTCCAAGTCGTGCCAGCACATTTCTGCCCGATAAGTCATCCTTATTCAGCAGAGGAGCAATCACACCCTGGGTCAACTGCACCGGAATACCATTGCCTATAATAGTATGTGCCAAAGATTCCGTCTTAGGCAGCAGATAGTCATCGCCTAGCCCGGTAATTCTCGCCAGCACCCTTCCATCAGCACGCAAAACCTTTCCGCCCGGCATGATGATCACATCACCACTCTTGGTTCTCAGCGTAGGCAGAATCTCATCCCCATAGGCATGAGGAATCTTGCCGTCGGCATAAGCACTGCCCATCACGTAAAGAGGCTTTTCCACTTTCTGCCAGTCAATACCGTCAGCCTTCAATCTGGCATCCATCCATGGAGCCACACCTTTTTCCTTCACCTTCAAAGTAGGCAGAATATCCTCCACAGCCTCCAGCCATCCACTCTTGCGTGGCTGCTTCTTAGGCTTCTCAGGCAGTTCTCCGTCCTTCACGGCTCTCACTATCAGTCGCTCCCTATTAGTGTAGCCACCAAAATCTGCGGCATTATACACGTCAGCATCCCATGTGTAGCCGTTCTTATCCAGTGCCTGGGTGATAATCTTCATCGCCTCAGAGTCCTTGTAGCCCTTCACGTTCTCGATGGTCACCACTCGCGGCTTCACGGCATCAATGAAGTCGGCAGTACTCTTGGCAGTCTCCTTGTCAAGCTCCACCTCGCCCCCATTTGTCTTGGCCTGCGAGTAGTTCTTGCATACAGGCGAAGCATGGAAATACTCCACCTCGCCATCTATCTGCTTCACCAGTTCCTTCGGATCCACGTCTCTAACGTCAGCCGTCACAATATGCTGCCCGAAGTTATTGCGATACACACCGCTTATCTTCCGGTCATACTCCACGGCCACTACAGGGTCGATGATACCCTTCAAGCCCTCTTCAACCAGTCCACCACCACTAAAGTAGGTACCAGCCTTCATCAGCGAATCAGGGTGCTTCTTCAACTTCTGCTTCACGATAGGCGATTGCACAAGCCCCTTGCCGCCCCATTCCTTGAAAGCGTCCTTGGCCATTTTCACGTCAACGAACTGAGCCTGCGGAAACTCATTCTTCAGCTCCTCCATCTGAGCCATAAACTTCTCCTTAGTCTCAGGAGCCTGCTGTCCAGACTCAACGGTAGTAATAGGCACACCCAGTTTAACCAACTCCCTCACCTGGTTAGGAGTAACCACGTTCCAAGGAATAGCCAGCCCTGTACCCTCCAGCTGCTCAGCAATACTCTCAGCAACCTCAGCATCAGGAACCACTCTCACCGCCTTTCTCCACCTAGATAGCATCACGCTTCTCTGTCTATCCTTCGGCAACAAACCATTTACGGAACCAGAATGCCAAGGCACAAGTCCCACGGCATCCTTTGCCCCCTCAGCACGATAGCCACTAGTCTTCTCGCTCTCCGGAATCTCCCATTCCACAACCTTGATATTGCCTCTAGCATAAGCCCCGGTAAACTGGTCGTTCATCATCGAAGTGGAAGTATGCATATAAGGATTGTAGGCAGCACGCACTGGCCCTTCTCCTGCCCCAGGGTTCTTGTCGGTCTTCACAAGTTGGAACTTTCCGCCCTTCACAAGGTCCGGTCTCTCATCAGCCCCCATCCAGGCACCAATCTCGGTAGCATCAGTACGCTTTCCGTCAATGATGGCAGCCATTGGCGAGTAGAGCTTACCATCCACCTCCTGCATTCCGCTATACATCCGGAAAGTCTTCTCCTTATTCAGCCTCTCCAGTTCCTCCGGCTCAGTCACTCTATGAAATCGGATTTCATTATTGCTATTGATAGCCTCATTAAAGGCACGATTACGGTCACCTTCCTTTTCCGGATCATAGTCATACAGAGACAATCCAGATTCTTCGAGTCCCTTGCGAACATCCTCACCTAAATTACTTGGCACAACAGCAGCCACAAATTCATTAAGATGAACAGGACGGTTAAACTTGGTCTCGAAATAAGCACTCTTCAAATCATTCTGCACTGCATTCTTAAGAGAATCCAGTTTCTTCATGAAGCTAGAAGACAGAGTAATTCCATATTCTTTCTTGGCATACTTCTTAGGATCTGCCTGCGATACGATGTCGTGAAGACGTTGCTCGCCATAGAACACATCATTATACAAAGACTTGGCAAGGTCGTAATACACGCTCTCCCATTTCTCGTAAAATTCTTCCTTATCCTTATTAGAGGACAACTTATCCTTGTTGGCACGCATTTCGTCTGTAGAATCAACACGACTAGCCAACTTTGCGATAAAGCTACCAAACGAGGTATATTCGCTTCCATTCGTCTGCCCATTTGCATCTTCTCTCATAGCCTTTGAAACATTTTCAAGAGTCTCAGGCACATACTTTCGGGAACCATCCTTAGTATAGCCACGGAAGATACGGTTCTTCGTTCCGAACTCATCCAGTTTGTTCTCCTGCCATCTGATGTAATCATCATAAAGACCATTCTTGTTGACGTAATTGCTTGCCTTCACCTTAGACAGATAGAAGTCATACTTCTTGGTGTCGTTGTGTTCCTTCACAATATCCTCAACAACCTTCTTCACATCTTTTTTTCTTGGACTGCCGTCCTTGTTAAGCAAGGTTGCTTTATAGTCTCGCTCAAAGATTTCCTTAGTCTGTTGTCTTACTATTGGACTTATAGGGCTTTTCTTAACACCAGTCTCTTTATATATCTTTCTTCTAACCTCCAAACTAATTTTGTCCATTGTAGGTCGAATGATAGCATACTTTGCTAGACTTGTAACCTTTTTATTCAGTTCAGGGTCAGTCTTCATACTATTCAGAATATCCTCAGCAGTAGGATGGTCACTGATAATCTCTTTCCAGCGATAATCATTAATATTAGAATCATACTCCTTAATATCAATACCCTTTTCCTTCAAGTACATCAACTCCCAAGCAGGAGCATTATTGTCGCTCAGGGCATCCTTTGCCTGTCTCTCAATCTCAGCCTTAGCTCCGCTCGGGTAATCAAGGCTAGCAACCCAGTCTTTAAACTTCCGATACCCCTTTTCGCTCATTTCTCGCTCTACGGAAGGATAACGCTGAGTGTAGGCATCAGTTATCCAAGTGCCACCAGTCTTGCCTGTACGCTTATCCACAAGAGCAGAAGGAGCGATGAAGGAAATCTCTCCAAAGTTATCATGAGCACTCTTGCTTGTATCTATCACTGCCAAAGAAGGGTTGGCCAAACCACCCAGCTTCAAAGCCTTTCTCAGCTTCTCCTCGGTAATATTATGAACTCCAGCAAGAGTTTTATCGGCATCATTGTTTCTAGGCGAAACGTGTACTTCGTTGGCTCCTGCCAAGTCCAAATATTCACCTGTGTCAATTAGGTTAAATACACTGCGAGCTATATCCTTCAAACCATCAGCGTTAGGATTCTCATATACATATTCTGCTACATTAGAATACTTATTAGCCTTGAACTTAGTCTTAGGTGAAGAGTCAACGCGAACCACTATAGAGTAGCCTTTATCTGCCCTACCACCTTTCTTGATAATGCTGAGTGCATTTCCACTATGATCAGAAAGGCGGACGGTAGTCTTTCCACCATCATCTGTCTGATATTTGAAGTACTCAGAAACTTGTGTATCTTTTCCATGCGGAGTCATACCCATACCTTCAAACAACTTTTTTGTGAAGTTGCCAGCAGTAATATCGGCATTTTTCCCCATTGAAGTGATAAAGTTTGCTAAATTTCCTAGATAAAAAGTCTTAGTTGGGAATTTTTTATCTATCTTTGCAGATGAAGGAGCAACGCTTTGCACGCCATCAAGATTATCCTTAGATGGGAGGTACCCATTATCATGGGATTCGGCTAAGTTTCCGTTATCGGATTTGAGAGATTGCTCCTTCTCTTGACGATTCAACTCTGCAATTCGTTTATCGATTCGCTCTGTTGCATCGTCTTTTTCTTTTTTCGACAACTTAGACCCTTCTTTCTTCTCGTTCATCACAGTACGTGGATCCACGCCATTCGCCAAATCTCTTAACACAAGATTACGAATATCCTCTAAGGTCATTTTCTTAATGTCCTCAGGCTTCCACTTCGTAAATGTATCAAGAGTCCAATACCAGAACTTCTTCAACCAATTCTTTAATCGGTTGATGATAGTAAGCTCTTTAGCAGTATCTAACGGATTTTCCTTAATGGCTTCCTTCGCCATCTGTTCCAAGATGGCAGCACCGTCCTCACCAGTCAAACGAGCAAAAGCCTCATCGCAAATCTCATCATCGCTCAGATGCTTATAGTTAGGATCCTCCTTCAAGTCCCTAAACAGTTGAGTCTGCTTAATCAACTCATCACCATGGGCAATAAGCTCCGGATTCATTTCCTTGGCAGCAGTGCGCCAAAGATGCTGGTACTCATGAATAGGAGTATTAGCATTCAGATGCTCCTGATTCAGCACAATCTCCTTGCCATCAGTGTAGCCATATACCACACCCTTACCCTGCGCAAACTTAGTATTACCCACGATATTGGCATTGTTCTCGTCAAAGATAACATAATTGTAATCACCTTCCTTGGCACCGCCATAAATCATGCCAGCAGGGTATTTAATGCCAGTAAAGCCAAGAGAAGAAAGGAATTTACTTACATCCTCTGGTTTATAACGCATCATCATCGGAAGAACTGCTGAATATACATCTTTGAAAGTTAAATCCAGTTTGAAACCTCTCTTCTCCCAAGAAGAAACATCAACACCCTTCTTAGCCAAAGCATCACGTATAGCATTTATTTGCTCCTCATTCAAAGTCTTCTCCCAATCCAGATAGTTGCTACCATTATCCTCTGGTATCTCAACCTCATATCGAGTAGCATTCCCTTGGGTAAGATAATCATCATCAAGAGAATCAATCCACTTCAAGGCATCCTTATACTTAGCAAGACCATCCTTCAAGTTCTGCTCATACTCGGTTCCCTTCTCTCTATCCTTCAAATGTTCAAGGGTGCGCTCAACATCGTTAGCATCAGCACCAACACGCTTCTTGGCAAATTCCTTGGCACTTTTCACGTCACCGCCAGTAGCCACGTCATTCACCATTTCACCAAAGAGTCTTCTCTTTAACGTATCACCCTTCACACCATCAGGATAACGAATAGTCTTATAAAGGTTAGCCATCTTCTTCTGCTTAGCCCTCTGAGCATACTCACGTCCTATCTCCCTAGAGGTGGTAACATACACACCATGGCCAAAAGTCTCGCTACCCTCACCTTCCAAAGCATGCGACAAATCAAACTTATCGAAGCTGGCACCAGTACCATGATAAGTACGCAAGAATCTCACTCCAGGCTGTACAATAGCCTTCAACTGTCTATCCAAATCCTTATATTTCGCAAACAAGGAATCAAGCTTATCTTGATATTTCTTATGCGCCTTATCATTCAAGTCACTCCAAACATCATCAGGAATATCGTTTTCAGAAGCCAGTCCATGCTCATCCATGTACTCCTTCATCAGCTGAATCTGATACTTATTACGTTCCTGCCCGGTTGAGTTGTAAGCATCCTCAATCTCCTTCATCTGCTTCTTCAACTCATTCTTCTTACTAGTCTGCGCATCAATCTTATATGGGTCAAACTCCGAAGGAAAAGAGCCAGTAAGCCCAGCCACATTGTCCTCAAAACTCTTATCAAGATTGAAAACCTTGTAGTTACCCCACATCAGTTTATTATAGTAAGAACGCTCCTTTCTAGCCAGCTCCTGCTTCTCAAAGTACTCCGGCATCTTATTCGGATTGCTCATATCCACCACGGCATACTGCTTCCACTTATCCGGGCGCAACTCCTTTGCAAAGTTATAAGCATTCTCGGCAGCCTGCTTCTCCTCAGGAGTCTTGATCTTAAATCTCATTTCAGGCTGATTCAGCAGCATGGCAAGATTCAGATTATCCTGCGCCTCAGCCACCTTCTCCATATCCTCATTACTAACCACCTTCACCGGAATACCAGCCTTCTTAAGCATGGTAGATACGGCATCGTAAGCCACCTTCTGCGCCTCCGTCATATCAGATGGCTTCACCTCCTTCACATCGCGGTGGAAAGGAAGATTATCCATACTCATGGACGCACCAAAAGGAAGAGTCTCATCAGTTTCCTTAGCCTTCTGCGCCTCCGCATGCTGAATCATGGCATAGTCCGCAAAAGGCTTAGTCTTGCGGTCAGAAGACTTCAGCCACTTGTCAAAGGTAGCCTTAGGCACAGAAGTAACCTTACCAAGTCCCTTCCAGCCCTTAGAGTAGTTACTGAGATAAGCCTTAGTAGCAGCAGCCTCATCAGGATAGCCAAACATTACCTTATGCTCATCAAACTCTCCAGTCTCCGGGTTCACCTGGTCAACCACATAAACGTTACCATCAAAAGTATCAAGGTCAGCGGCATCATTGATGAACATATCAATATGATCACCATCCACGCCTATCTTGCCCAAAATATAGCCATAAGTATCATGCATGGTCACGCTCCAAGGCTTGCCCTGCTCATCCTTACCGCTGCGAGTCACGCCCTTTGGAGTCTCAACAGTAAAGTCATAGCCCCCAAAAGTCAAATGCCCCTTCTTATAGTTGCCAGCCTTTTTCTGCGCCTCAGTAGGCTCAGTCTCCGTTTCAGCGATAGCATTTTTCAGTCTGTCAGCAAATGGAGCATTTTTAATATCCACATCACTATTCTCATCAGAATTATATTTTTCACCTTCCTCTATCTGAGATTTGATGATACCCGCTACCTTTGCCACATTATCCAGCGTAATCTGCGGAAGCACTGATACAGGGTTCTTGCCATTACGCTGAGATATATTTCGGAAGTTATTGTCCAGAGCCTCCAAACGGCTATTCCAAGGGCTATCCTTATCGGCATAAATCCAGCCATCTCCATTCTGGTCAAAGTCAACATGAACGCCATCAAGCCCGGCATCTTTCAGAGCAGAATCCAAAGCACTCTCAATAGCATTCATCGCATCAGTAATCGGCTTTACAGTTGCACGTTTCACCTTATATAATTCATCTTTCTTCTTAACCATCTTACCCGCTGCCAACTGCCCGGCAAGATAGCCATGTCCCAAATCGCTTGCAATCAGGGCATCAGTCAATTCCTTCTGAGCTTGCTTAATGGCTTTCTTGTCACCGCTCTCCACGGCACTCTTCAAGGCAATAGCAAAAGGAGAAACAGGCTTCAATGCTTCCTTAATAGACTCGTCATAAGTATTGGCATTTTCTGCCTTCTCCTTGCGCTCATTTGCGCCCTCTCTACGCTCATACTCATTAGCGGTGAAATACTCAAATTCCTCGTCAATACCCTTCAAAACATCACTAACCTCCTTAAACTCCTCGTCAGAAAGAGTCTTCAAAAGTTCGTCCATGTCATGAGCAACATCAACTTCCGGCACATCATCAGGATCAACTTCACCCTGCTCCATCAAGTCCCAGTACTCCTTCTGCTCTTTTGCCAAATCCACGATCTTGTCAAAGGCTTCGCTATGAGCACCGTCTTGCATCATTTCCTCCTCCTGGCGTTCAACCTCTCGCATCTGCTGCTCAACATTGGCCACCTTATTATTCAAGGCATAATTCTTAATGTCAGAGTAGCTTTGAGCACTACCTATCAAATCAAGGAAAGCACTTCTTATGTCCTGATCCGTATATCCCATCTGCTTAAGATTCTTAGGCATGTCATCATACAGATCATGAACAAACTCCGGAACAGTCTTACCCTCACCTTCCTTGGCAAGAATCTGCAATTTATCGAAGTCCTTACGTCCCAAGCCAGTCTCCTGCTGAATACCATTAGAGAAAGCACCACCCTTCTCCTTGCCTTCATAGTTCAAGGTGAAACGACCAATACTGTTAGCAACATACTCCTCCAGAGTATTAGGCTCAGTGTCATTAAAGTCTATTGCCCCTCTCACCTCATCATAGATGGCATTAAGTTGGCTCATATTACCATTCTTGATGGCATTCTCCACCTTGATGGCACGCTGCTCGGCAGGAGTCAGATTCTCCACTACCTTGGCTCTAGCCTCCATATTCTCCTTTCGGTAGAGTGTATTCAGCTTATCAGCCTGGGCCTTCAACTCCTTGGCAGATTCCGTAAGATTAGCCTGTCTAGCCTGCAACTGGGCCTTGGTAGTGTTCAGTTCCTTAATCTGCTCTGGCTCCAGATCTATCTCGCCATTCACAAAGCGATCAAGCACCTCATCAACACCATCAATCTCACGCTGCACCTCATCCGACTGAATGCGATAGATACGCTTACGCTCTGAGGCAATAAAGTCACTAGCCTCATCCATAGTAGGATATTGCTTCTTCAATTCCTCATCACTAAGCACGGCAACCTCGCGACCCTCTATAGGAGCAACGTCACCTTCATTCACACCAGCATCGGCAATCTTCTGGGTGCGGTCTGCCTTGATAGCCTGAGCCTCCTCAGGAGTCATCACGGCAGAACGAATCTTATTCCAGTTGTCGAAACGAGCCTGTAGGTCTGCAATCTGTCCCTCCATCTGCTTATTAGCCAAAGTTCTGGTCTCAGCATTCTTCGGGTCCAGATCAGCATTAATGGATAGCCATTCCTCATTACTTGCAATATGCTCTCTTAGCTGGTTGATACGTTTCTGCAAAGCCTGCTTCTCGGCAACAATATTAGCAAAAAGAGCCTTGCGGTCATCCCCGGCAGTTTCTTGCAGATACTCTGCTGCCACCTTAGGGTCCGTCTGTGCATCAGAATAGTCTGGCTGCCCAGCTGCATAACCAAAGATACCCTTCTTATATCGCTCCTGCTTTTCAGCCTCAGCCCTCTTAATCTCTGCCAATTCACGCTCACCATCCTCACGATCCAAATTCTCATTAATCGTATTATTGAGTGCATTCGTTCGCCAGGTATCAAACTCCTCCCTAGTAAGTGCGATATTATCCTTACCATCAGTAAGCACAATATTTCCGTCCTCGCTATATCCGGCAAAGGTCATGTCAATATTCTCATCACCTTCCTCCATAGCAACCGCTACCCGGTCATTCGGTTTCAAGCCGCTGCCATCAAACTGGCTGATAAACTGCTGTGCTCTCGCTTCCTTCTGCTGAGCCAAGGAACTCCCAATGTATTCATCAAGCGGAACAGGAGTGCCCACCTCTTTAATCTCGGCATCTGATACCTGCTTAATAGTAGGCTGTCCCTGCTCATCAGGCACAACAACAAAGCCGCCACCATATTCGTTAGCCTTCTTCAAGAACACCTGCCTACCGCTTGTAAGAGTAGCAGGCACGATATTTCCGTCTTCCGTCTGGTATTGCCAGAGCTGCTGCTTCAACGCCTCGCTATAACCATCATCAGCATGCTGCAGAGCATCAATAGCACCCTTCTTGGCATCCATAGCCTCCACATACTTGCTGATCGCCTCTTTCTGAGCAGACGTAAGAAGACTCGCACGCTGAGCCAAGAACTGCTCCATGTCTCTGCCATCATTATACGCCTTAGTCACCAAATCAAACATATTATCGCTATCCTTAAATGCTCTCTTCAAACGCCCGGTAGCCAAATCGCTATTATAGTCGATAGCCTGCAAAGCCCCGGAATCCCCATTCTTATAGGCTTCCTGCCCCATAACAAAAGCATCAGAGTTTGCAACCTTATTCTCCGAACTTGCAACCTTACCTTCCGAACTTGCAACCTTAGGCTCATTTCCTGCACCCCCAGCAGCAGAGCTTGCAACGTTTGCAGGGTTTGCAGCAACCTCTGCATCACTCGGAGTTGATACGGAGTTGGTACGGTCTTTATACGGAGCAGGTCCCTCTGAAACTGGAGGCTCCAGGCCACCAGCAGAACCCTCAGCAGGAGATACAGGGTTTTCACCTTCAATCCTCTTCTGCTCATTTCCATGGGCAGTATTATAGAGATCATCCATCGTCTGCTTCATTTCACGTTTCAGCTCGATAGAGTTATAAAGCTCCATAAGATAAGACTCCACCAATGGCGCATACTTCTTATCTTTCGATTCCAAAGCCTTACGGAGAGTACCACGTGCCACACCATGGGAATCCTCAAAGGTATTCACAAACTCCCTCATCACGGAACTGTTCTCCAAAGCACTGTCATAATAATGACGATAGGCATTAACCTGCTTCTGCTCCTCCTCAGTAAGAACAATACCCTTCTGCTGCTTATCCATGATGTCCTTGATGGCACCAGCATTCTGATGAAGATAAACCGCTGCCTTATCCTCATCCGTCAATTTCTCACCCATGTTATATTTCTGAGCTGCCTTGTTGTACAAGCCATCAAGATGCTCCTGGGTAAACTCATTATGAAATTCACCTTCCAGCACAGAAGCCAAACCCAGAGTCTTCTCATACTCCAGTTTCTTGTCCGCCTTCTGAGCCTCAGCAAGAGAAGAAAACTCCTTTCTGTCAATGATACCGCCATCCTTATTCAAGGTTTCGAGATACACCTTTCCGTCATGATCCATCGGCTGAACGATGATAGAATCAACCACAGGCGAGAAAGAAGAAGGTCGCTTGCCTTCCACCACAGCCATCATCTTAGCCTTCAACACCTCAGGCACACTCTTGTCGTTCATCAGGTTCATATACTTCTGGGTAAGCTGCCCATCGAGTCGCTGGGCATTTTCTCCCTCAACGGCATACTCCCCGATGCCCACCTTCTCAAAGGCATCACGAAGATCCTCATAGCCGAATCGCTTCAACTCGGCAATGTCCTGATCCGTGAAGTCATACTTCTTGTTAAACTCCCTCGCGTCCTTGAATCGGGCATACTTGCCCATCATGCCCGGCAAACCGATAGCAGTAAGGTTCGCCATGCTCTCCAAGAAGCTCTCGGCTGCATCCTTGCCTGTAGGCTTGAAGTTCGGATCCTGCGCCATGCGCTCCAGCATCTGATGACCAGTCATGATACCGGAATCAGCAACCTTACCACCAATATCAGCCAGAATATTGGTAGCCAAGCCTCTGCCCTTGCCTATCATATTAGCGATGGTTCCACCCTGCATAATGGCACCTACGGCACTCTGTTTAGTCACCTCGCCCAGAGTATCAGCAATAATCTTACCCACAGAAGGATTGTAAACCTTGCCATTCTCATCAAACTGACCAGTGCGATAAACCTCATCAATAGGTTTCGAGATAGCCGACTGCCCACCAAAGGTAACAGCACCATGCACGGCTCCACTCTTCAAAGCCTCGGTCTTGCTCTTGCCGATAAGCACCTTGGCAGCCCGCTCAGCCACCCTGCGCTCCATGCCCTTAGCCATCAGGTCACCTGCCAGTCTGCCCTCAGCCTTGGCAATCATGCTCTTGGTCAACTTGCCACCTGCGGCTCCAGGCAACCAATAACTCCAGGCATCACCAGCAAAAGTAAGCGCACCACTAGCTACGTTCTCCCAGAAGCCCGGCTGATACTGCTGATTAGCCATATCCTCCAGCCAGTTCTGATAGTCCGTCTGAACAGCCTTGCGAGTAATCTTACCCACAATAGTGTTACCCAAACCAGTCTTCATGATGTACTCAGCACTACCCTTAGGCATCATACCCTTAATCTCCAACTGGTCCAATTCATTCTTAAGAACAGAATTGATCATCGGCTTGAACTGCTTAGGATCACTACCCAGAGTGCCATTCAAGCCATATCGCTGCATCACCTTATATGCCGCATTGCTCATATCGTTCAGGAACTCCGGATTCCGGTAGAGCTTGCCAAACTTCTTCTGCAAACCAGAAAGCACCTTTGCAGGATCCTTGGCCTCGTTTGCCTCATACTGAGCACCAAGTGCTGTACCCAGTCGGAGATTGGCAGGAATAAACTGGCTTCCTTCCATTCCCTCCGTAAATGCCTTACTGCCTGCCTCCTGGGCCTTGTTGTACTCATCCACTACAGATGGATTCACATACTTATTGATAACGCTCGAAAAAGCATCATTGATGTCCTGGTTCATCAATCTGTCCTGCACATGCTCATCATGCGAATAGAGGCGTGTAGCAATACCCTCAGCGATGTCACGATAGTTCGGACCATATTTGTTCACCAGACTCTGCACCATAGCAGGCTTCAAGAACAGTCCCACATAGTCATCATAGCTGATACCCATGTTATCCGCCTCCTGCTTCAACTTATCCTGCACGCCATGGCTATACCATTGCGCTTCAATACTCTTCTCTGCATCCTGCACCGTATCATCAGGCAAAGAAGAAACTACCTGATTGGTAACGTCCATAGCAGAGCGGTTAGCATATCTGCCAAGAGCAGATTTCACCATGCCCACTGCTTCCTCATTACTATTGGCAGTACCATCAGCCAACAAGTCGGCAACCATATTCTCAAAGTAATCACCCTCCTCATCCGGTCTCTGCTTCCAGTTCTCAATATAGTTGGCAAGTTTGGCATCCATCAAGCCCTTATTATTCACCACTGCAGCAGATGCAGGAACCTCCTCTTTAGATTCAGGAGAAGCCACATTTGCCGAAGAAGGAGTTGTTTCCACCTCAACAGGCATCTCCTCACCCTTTACTGTAGGCTGAGGAATCGCTGGTGCTGGCTGATATGTTCCGTTGCTGGTCTGAACACCAGTAGGAAACATATTCAATGCCTTAGCTATAAGCCCAGGCTCCTTATCAGCAGTTTCCTGTTCCTCTTCCTCCGGCAAAGTACCAGTCATCCATTTCGTAAGCCACGATCTGTTATCTTCCTTTGGCTTTTCAGCTGCTGGCTTCGCTACAGGCTTAGCCACCTGCTGCTTACCTTCTGCAGAAGCACCCTGCCCTGCACTCTGAGGCGTAGCAGAAGCAGCCACCTGCTTACTGTCACTAGAAGCAGATGCAGCTGGCTCCATCACCATCTTGTCAAAGTCCGATTGCGTACCCACATCATACCCCATGTTCTTTGCCTCATTGTAGTACCAGTCACGATCTTCCTGGTTGTTCAAGTCATTTTTAAAGTCATCATAGCTACCTACCTCATAGCCATTGTTCTTGAACTCATCATAGAAATACTTTCTGTCTCGTTCGTCAAACATATCTTGATTATTTAATGATTATTACTTTCTTCTCGATGGTGGAACCTTACTGCCACCACCTCTGCGTGAAGGAGGAACCTTGCTTCCACCATTTCCCCTTCTGGAAGGAGGAGTCCGGTCATGCTTCATCTTAGCCCTGGCATAAGCAGCAGCCTGCTGTCTGTTCTTCTCGTTAGCCCAGGTTCCGCCACTGCCTTCCTCATTGTCACCAACAGCCAAATGATTATGTCTAGCCCATTCATTCACATGCTTTTTAAAAGTAGGGTCGTTCACATACCTGGTGTTGAAATCATCCGCCTCCTTCTGGTTCGCATTCTTCTGCCTCTGTCCCTCAGTCTGCGTATGAATATGCTCCACCTGCGCACCCTTCACCCTTATACTAGCGTTGTGATCAGCAGCTCCGGCATTGGCATTGTTAGTTTGAGCATCAAGCAATTTTCCTTTCTTGCCTCTCAACGCATCCTCAGTTTCCTTCTTCGAAGTACTTAGGGCAGCGGCAGCAGCAGCGGCATTACCTCTTTCCTGCTCCGTCTTAACCTTAACAGGAGTAAGAGCCTCCTCCTGATTCTTCTGCGCTCCACGATAAGCAGCCAGTGCCTCATTTGCCCTAACCTCAGCCTCAGCCTGCATCTGCGCCTGCTTGGCTTGTCGTTCCTTGAAGATATTCACCATCATCTGGTCATATCCCTTTTCACGAAGAGCATCAGTACTCTCTCTAATCTTACGCTGGCGATCTGTAAGTTCTTGCGCTGATTCAATCTGCTGCGATGGCGCACCTTGTGTCGTGCCAAAGAAGTTGCCCAGGTGCATCAAAAAGTTGCCCCATTGCTCCATCTTGGCCTGCCTCTCCGCTTTCTTCTTCAAGGCTTCATTGGCAGCTACGGTTTTATCTCCATCACCCAGAGTCTTGAGCCATGGCATGAAGACAGACCAGTTTCCATCACCATTATTCTGGTAATCTCTCATAATGTCATAAGGCTTCATCTGGCGCAAGATTGGATTCTGTTCTATCTCGCTATAAGGTTTGCTCCAATCTATCTTGATTCCCTGGTTAGGCTCCACCTTGGTAACTTCCTCGGTTGGCTGCTGGGCAAAAGATTCCTTGCCACCATTCCCAGTAATACCGTTCGTATCTATGGCTGTACCCTTTCCCGGTTCTGCATCAGTTGTCTGAACTGGTGCTGCAACCTTCGGCTTCACCACATTATCATCAGGGAAATCAGTAACAGGAGTAACGGCAGTAGCCGGACGCTTAGGAGTTAAATCATCTAATGTAAATCCCATAACATCCTCCTTTCTTAAATAGGTAATTCACTTGCAGCTCCAACCAAACCATTGGTCGCTTTCGTGATATCTTGGGCAGTAGAAAGTGCCTTCTCCTTTTTGGCAGTAGCTATGTAGTTGGTCATAGCGTTAACCTGGGAATCAGCCGTATTCCAAACATTATCTTTGGTCTGCGCACCTTGTACGGCAGCTTCCTGCATCATCTTACCCACCTGTTCCTGGGCAGCCTGCTTGCTCAAAGCCACTGCTTCCTCAGAACCACCAGTCACAATATTCGTGTTCTTAGCAGTCTGCGTGGCATTATCCAACACCTTTTGGGCATTGGTCACGGCCACCTGATTCTCCGCTGTCTGCGTAGGATCCTGGTAATACAAGTTGTCCCGGTGATCCTTCACCTGCTGCATACGGTCATTGAACATCTGGATATAATCATCATATCCTTTGTTCCTCGCTTTAGCTGCCAAAGCACCTCCAAAAGCAGAAGTTGCTACACCAGCAATTTTTCCTATAAGTCCCATAAAATTCGAATTTAATGTTTAAACTGTGTAAAAGTAATGCGTTTTTCGCTAAGGTTTTTGATAAATTGCGCAAGTCGTGCACCTACTTATCCATTTTTTCGCTATATTTGCAATCGAAAACTATCAGTAACATTAAAAAATAAGGAAATATGGCAGTACAGAAAGATAATAATGAATCCAAACCAAAGGTCAAAAGAAAAAAGACTGGAGGACGAAAGGCTGGAACCCCCAACAAGGTTACAAAAAGCGTCCGAGAAAGCCTCCGTGATGCCATTGTGGGCTATCTCAATGGCACAAACGAAAAAGGTTATTCCCTGGAAAAAGATCTATATGATATAGATGAGCCAGCTGGACGTTTGGCGATGGTGGCCAAGTTCCTGCCCTATGCCGCTCCAAAATTGCAGTCGGTTTCATTCAATAGTGATGAAACCAGAAACCTCTCTGTTGAGGAAGTCTTCAACAAACTCGAAGAAGACTTTGAAAAACAGGAAACCACCTTCAACATCAAGAATCTCAAAATTGTTAATAATGGCTAAAACGCAAATAGGGCAGTCTTCTCTAAAATTTTCACTACTTTAGAGAAGACTGCCCTCTGTCAGGAAAATGGGTAAAACCGTTAGATTTTAACCCTTATTAGTCATAATTTAATCAGTTTTAACCAAAAACGCCCTATTTTATGTCACGCATTCGTTCAAAGTACTTAGTCTGGTTCTTGGTCACGTTCTTCACCTTAATCTGTATAGTACAGTTCTTAGGCACAGTATCATTGATATTATCCATCAGTTGCTGGATAACCTCATCCGTATTCCGGTAGCCCTTGCCATCCACATGACCAACCACCTCACCCATGAAGTAAGCATCAGCAGAAAGTTCAAACGTCTCCTCCACCTTCTCAAACACCGGAGCATGATGCTCTATCAAGCGTTTACTCTTGTCGTTTGTAAAAAATACTTTTTCTACAATTTTCTCATTTATCTCCCATATTCTGGAAAAATCAGGCTTAACATACCCCATAGTAACTTTATGCCTATTTACATGGTTCAATCCAAAAGCCACATCATCGTAGCTCACACCAAGATCATTTTGAGCAATAGTAGCCCAAGTATGTCTAAAAGTGTAAGTAGAATAAGTTTTATCATTTTTATTCATTCCAAGATAAGTAAGACAGATCGAACGAATCTCGTGACTCTGGCTTGCAACAAAATTTCTATCATCATGAAACATCTTGTGAAACTTGAAAAGATATTCATCCTTTTCATCACTAAGATATTTCTCAAACGTAGGAATCAACATATCAGGAACTCTGATTTCAATATACGCCTTATCTTCTCTTCTTGTTCTAGTCTTAGCACGTTCATAATGTAAGATACCATCGTAATAGGCCGATTTCTTCATTCTATATAAATCAACACCATTAATACCAGCTAAGCAAAGCGTCATCTTACAAATGTCCTGCGCCATCTTTCTAGACTTCTGAGTCACATTGAGAGCAAAAAACTTCCTGCATTCCTCCATCGTAATAGCTTTCTTTTCCGGAGCATCATGCTTAGGGATCTTCACCTTTACCCATGGATTCACCTTAATACGTATGATGTCATTATCATAATCATTATATTTAAGAAGACCAGCCTTAAATATGGTCTTTATAGTCACAGGATAAGTCTCTTTCACTCGTTTGAAATGAGACAGTGAATCTATCCACGACTGTACGAAACTCGTAGTCATCTGCGAAAACAATATTCTGTTTGTTCCGGCAAACTTCTCTAGAGCAACAAGAGATGCTTTGTTTAATTCTATAGTTCTTGGTTGATGTGTATTAGATATTTTATCTATATACTCTCTTGCAAAATCAGAAAAGCAAAGATCATCACCTGAGGTTAAAAGAAGATCTCTAACCTGCTCCACCGTCAAATTAGCTATATCATATCTATTAAGTAAATCTACCCACTTAGTTATTGTCACCATGCAGGAGTTTAGAACAAATGGATCTTTTACGTCATGCTTACCAGCAACCACACCTTTACTGTTCACCATCTTGTCAGTCTTGATGTTGATAACTCTACGTTTATGCGTTAAACGGATATAGACTACATAAAGTCCATCTGAACGTTGATGCTGTACTACTACTTTAAATGTTGCCATGCCACTAAAAACTATAAACTATTTATAAACTTTCGCCCCATTTTAGCACATTAAACGTGTCGAACGAAGCGTTTTTCATACCCCAAAAACCCTCTAATTTCAATAACTTCCCACTATCTCTTGAAATATCAAGAACTTAGCAAAAAACAGTCGAGATTAGCGGTTCACTCATTCTTTTATTCTTTTATTCTTTTATTCTTTTTACTTCTGTATTTTTAGCTGCAAAGATAATGAAAAAAAATGAAACCTGTATCAGTTTTCGGGATAAAAGAAAAAAAATCATGGAAATGCGAAAAAAACGGGCTGAAAATTTGGATATATAAAAAGAAGTATTTAATTTTGCATTCAAAACATTTATAAAGATGAAACAAGAAAAGAATATCACCCTCAAAACATTGTCAAAGAGCAGTGTTTGGGATATCCAGGAAAACGACGTTTTCCGCCTTTGGGAAGCTGCAGAGAAAGACAACGACCTGAAGGACAACCAGCGCAGATACCTCGATATCATCCGCAGTGCATTCGAGGTTGAGCAGGTAAAGGTGGATCGCTCGGAAGTGATCGACAAGTTGACTGACCGCGGTTTCAAGATCGGCACCCTCCGCATCGACGACAAGAACGAGAAGTTTGCCATCAAGAAGCGCCCTATCATGCGCGTTACCGACCTCACCTACGAGAACATCGGTCACGTTACCGCTACTAAGCTCATCGAAGTGCTGGAGCGCAACTTCGGTGGTGGCTGGGACAGTCTTTCTCAGAGTATCAAGGATATCATTGAAAGCGGTTTCGACATCAGCACCACTACCCTTCCAAAGGATCGCTTGAAGAAACCGGGTGGTCTCTACGAGAAGAAACTCGCTGACGACTACGAGGTGCTCATCGTGCCAAAGGGTACATGGGTAGAGGCTATCTTTGCCAAGGAGAAGCCAAAGCAGGAGAAGATTCGCATGAGATTCCTGGATGAGGACGAGATGGACCGCAAGGATCTGCTCGACCCAGATGAGGAGGAGGACGACGATGCACCAGAGATTGAGGACCACTACAATGATCCTGATGAGGATGATGATGCATTTGATGACGACAAGCTCACCGAGGAAAGCTACCGTACAACCTTCGAAGACCCAGAAAACCTGGGACTCGACGATGCAGAAGACGTGGCAGACGATGACTATTAATGAGAAGTTACACATTATTATATAATAGATAAGAAATGGAAGCAATATTAGGACTGATCGCATTGATCGTGGTAGCACTGGTAGGCTGGGCTATCGCAGAATTTAAGTACAAGGCTTTCACCTTCACCCGCTCTGCAAAGGACATTGAAGAGGAGGAGGAGTTGGAAGAGCAGCGCCGTGCCGACGGATTCAAGGAGATGAACATCCGTGACATCATGCGCAAGAACTCTACAAATGGCTACAACGCTGTAGGCTAATTACAGTTTTCATCTAGCTATAGGAGAAAATCTATATGATGACACAGTATATCATCATTGCAACGATATTGGCGGCATGCATCGTGTATGCCGCCATTCGTATTTATCGGGCTTGGCGTAAGGTGGAGCAATGCCACGACAGGAACTACCAATGCTCGGGCTGCGCTTTTTATGAGCAGTGCAAAAAGAAGAAAACCCAGAGAAAATAATGTTTTTGCGGAAATTTTCTATTATTTTCGAAAAAAAATGATGAAAAATTTGGTGGTTTCAAAAAAATGTTGTACCTTTGCACTCGCTTATCAGAAATGACAGCAAAGTGAATTCTACAAGGTGTCTTAACCGAGCGGTTAGGTAACGGTCTGCAAAACCGTGTAGAGCGGTTCGACTCC